AGGCTATACTAATATTTATTTAAATACAGGTATTACAATAACTAACCAACCAAAAGTTTCAGAATCAGGTGTTGAAGCTGATAATAATAATTTTGGGGATTTAAATTTTGATGATAAACAAACTGTAACACAACCTATAACAGGATTATCTATTACCTATACTCCAACTGGTAAACAATCTCAAACTTATACAGTTAATAAAAACAAAATATTTAATTCTAAAGGTGAAGAAGTTTTTAAAATAGATTCCTCAGATAGAAGAAAAATATTTGCTAATGTAGCAGTTAAAGAAGGTAGAGCTAAAGTTATTGAAGATAATAAAGGTGTTAAATATGTTGTTAATAATAAACAACAAATTATGTCAACTGCTACAGGTAAAATAATGGCTTGGGATGATAATCACGCAACACGTAAATTATTATTAGATAAATATAATAAATTAGTACAATCATCTAAACCTAAAATATCTGAGAATGGTGTTGAAGTTAGTGCAGATGATACAGGTTTAAATGATTTATTTGAAAATAATCAAGAAAATGTTAGGAATGTTCAAGAAAATTTTGTATCTTTGTCAGAAATCCCAGGAACTATGGAAAATACAGAGTTAAATAAAACTCAAGCTGAAGTTTTTAATGAAGTTACAAACGTACCTTCAGCTACAGAAATGAGATTATTAAATAAAGCAGCAGATGTTTTTAAAAATAATCCTAGTGAATTAACAGATATTCAAAGACAAAGACTTGAAGAGGCTGCGGTGAAATATCCAGAAACGTATAAAAAATTATGTCAATAATATGAGTAAAGAATGTGGATTTGTAGTAAACGGTCAAAGGTCACCGTTGTATGATAAAATACTAAAAGCTTATAATGGAAATGAAGAGTTAGCAATAATTCTTCATTCTCGTTTTAAGAACGATACAGAGATTTTAAGACAATTTGGTAATTGGATTGAAGATTATGGTGTAAGACCAGAATATTACGATTATAAACCTGGAGAATCTCGTATTGAAGATAATGGTGAACCTAAACTTTTTAAAAATGAAAAGAATGGTAATTACTATTATATAGATAAGGATAAAAATAAGGTAGAAGTTATTGAAAACACAGTTTCTTTAAAATCATTATTTAATAATCAAGAAATTAATAGAATTAATGACGTTTTAGTTGCTAATTTTACTAAAAATGAATTAGGTCTTGATTTTGAAAATATTGATTTAAATAAAGAAGCTAGTACAATTCGTAAAAGTGTTGTTAAAAAGTTAAATGAAAGAATTAGTGTTTTTAACAAAAGTAATAATAAAAATTTTCAATATATTGCAGAATTATTAGAAATAGCATTAGATGAAAATTTAGACGAATTAGTTAAAAATGTAGTTACTGCTTTAGAAGTTATGAAAATTAAATCTTCTGAAAACTTTAATGATAACGATGAAGATTCGGATTTAGCTGAAATTGAAGATAATGAAAATCAAAAAGATCCAACTTTTGATAAAGCATCTTACGAAAGTTCTACAAAAGGTAATATTACCGCTAATGCTAAAATAAGAATGTCTTTAATTCCAGATACTAATGCTAAAGATAACTTTTTAAATGATACAGTATATTTAACGTTTGATGAAGTTTATGCTTCATTATTACCTTATTTAACAAGTCAAGTAGCTATTGAAAAAGATGGTTCTATTGAAGATAATTTTGAATTAATGAAATCTATAATTCTTGAAATAAGTCATAAAAAAACTTATTTTGAAGATTTGTATAATATTTTATCTAAACCAGATTTAAGTGAAGAAATTAAAAATGAATTCACACAGGCTTTCAACTTAGATATGAACAACTTTAATACTTCTGAGTATAGTTATAAAGAGTCTGAAAATGAAGCTGATTGGATTTATTTAGAAGATGGTAGAATTATTAAACCTAAGATTAAAACTTACAAAAATATGAATATTTCAGAAACTGGTAAAAAAGAATCTGAAGTATTTACACAATGGAATAAGAATTTTAAAGAATATTTTGTTACTGAAACAAAAGATAGTTCTAGTATTAATGCTGAAGATAAAAAGAAATTAGCTGTAATTAAAGCTGATTTAAATAAAATCAAATATTCTCAAAAAGATAATATTGATGAAATCCTTAAAGTATTAAGAAGTTTAGGAATAGAAAGTACTCCTGAAGGATTTCAACATTTTATTGACGATTTAAAATTAGTTAATAATGATAATGAATTATCTGAAAAAATATTTAATAAATTTATTGAAGATTTAAATCGTTTAGTAGATAGAATTAACAATAATACAAATACTAAATATGATGATATATTATCAGATCAACAAATTATTAAAAAGTTAGCTAAAGCTGAAGCATTTTACATATCTGAAGGTTCAGATTCATCTGTATTTACAGGTGGTAAACAAAAATGGATTTATTCGTATCCATCATATTTATCTAATACTATTAAATCTTGGAAAAAAGATAGAAATATTCTTTTAAAACATTATCAAATTTCTAAATTTAATGAAGGTTCTGATTGGATGGAATATTTATTAGCTTTAGGAGATACTTATCAAGTTGATGAATATGAAGATGAAAAAACTCAAGAAGAATTAAGAGTTAAGGAATCTCGAGATCGTATTAGTAAATTAAGTATTTATACATTTAATACTTCACAAGAGGAAGGTAAATCTATAGATGGTAAAACAGGTAAAGATATTTCTAAAGCTGAATATATTTCAGATACAATGAATAAAATCTTAGGATTTAAAGTTGGTAGAAAAGCTTATTATAGAACTACTACAGCTGCTGATAAATCTACTCAATTAGAAATAGCTATTAATAGATATTTAGAAACTAATGCTAGATATGATGATAATGGTGATATTATTTTAAATGGTGAAATATATGACGTAATATACAAATATTTTGATTCTGAATATAAAAGAATGGGATTTGAGCGTGAATTTATGCGAGATCCCAATAATGCTGATAAATTAAGAGTTTATTACCACACAGACAATAAAGGTAGAATAGGAATGCATTTTAATCCTAAAGATTCAAAAAGAACTTATTTTACTAATTTAGCTGAATATGAAGCATATCCTGTAGAAGGAACTAAACAATTATTAGGTAACGCTTTTAAATCACAATTATTTCCATTATTATCACCTTCTGAGATTAAAGCAACCTTAAAGAATTCTAATTTAAAGTTTGAAAACATATATGATGCTAACGGATATGCTTATTTAAGTACTTCTGATAATGCAGGATTTAAACAATTAATTCAAGAATATATTAAAAATGAATTATCTGAAAATATTAAAAAAACACAAGATAATTTAATTAGTAATAATGTATTTGAAAAAGTAGGTGATGTTATTGTAAATAAAGAACTAGATACTAAAATATGGAATTCTTATCAATCTGATAATGCATTAAAAGCTTCTGCAGACTTTTTCATAAATTCATTAATGTCACACGTTGAATATTCTAAAATGTTTAGTGGTGATGTTGCTTATTATAAAAATGAAGTAGATTATAAAAAACGTGTACCTTCTACATATACAGATGGATTATATCAGAGATTAAATAATGATAATAAAACTTATAATGTAGCTGTTACAGAAAGTATTAATATTGCAGAACCATTTTTACCAGAATTAATTGAATTACTAGGTGAAGATTTAGCTAATAAATATGGTTATGATGAAGACGGTAAACCTTTAGTAAATGCTGCAGATGCTCAAGCTTGGATTACTCCTGTAAGATGGCGAGATTTAATGAAAACTATTGGTAAATGGAATTCTACTTATGAATCAGCTTATAATAAATTAACAGGTGATAATACTGAACCATTTACTGCTGAAGAATTAAAAGCTGTTGCACCACCATTAAAAGGTGTTTATTTTCAAATTGTAAATGGTGTACCTACATTTCTTAAATATTCACAAGCTGTTTTAAGTCCTAGATTACGTAAAGGTAACGGTCTTGAAAAGATTTATGATAAAATGGTCAATAATAAAGATTCAAACGGAAATGATTTTCCAATTGATGAATTAGTTACATTTGACGCAATTAAAGTAGGTTCTAATCAACCAATTAAGATTCACGATGATAACGGTCTAGTTTTAAATGATTTTCAATTACAAGGCTTTACAATTCCTTCTAATGGATGGAAGTTACAACAGGATTTACCTGTTAAATTAATGCACGATACTGAAGTAGGTTCTCAAATTCAAAAGAATATATTTCAAGGTTTAGCTTTTAATTTAGATAAAATGTTTGATTTAGATACACCAACTAAAACAACAATTATCGTATCTAATGAACAATCTGAAGCTATTGATAATGTTTGGAATGAAAACGCAGAATTAAAAGAAATATTTAAAAATAATAAAAATTTATATCAAGAATATTTAAATTCTATATTTCCTGATAGTAAAGTTAAAGATATTGTTTATCATGGAGGTACTGTTCAAGATATTTTTACAAAAGAAAATATAGGTAAGTCTACAATAAATTCAAATAAAAATGATTTTGGACAACCAAATGCTTTTTATTTTTCAACATCAAAAGAGAGTTCTAAAACATATGGAAATGTAAAACAAATAATTTTAAATGTTAAAAATCCCGCAATATTAGAACAATCTTTAGAAGATATTGGTTTTGGACCTAAACGAAAAAATAAATTTGATAGTGTTAAAAATCTCAATTTAAAAGAAAAAGATAGTTTTATTTTAAAAGATATTTTTGATGCTAAGTATTTAGAAACATTGTCTACAAAAGATTTAATTGAAGATGTTGATAGAGCAAAACAAAATGAATTAAATAAAAAAATAGAATCTCAACATGGAGATACTATAGGAATATTTGATCCTGAACAAATTCATATATTAGGTTCTAAACAAGATATTGAACAAGCTAAAGAATTTGTAAATAATCAATCTAAATCAAGCGAAGTTTCAGGTAATCAAATAATTGAAAATATTGCCAATGTAACAGGTGCTTTATCGAACTTAGGTTTAGAATCTATTTATAAAGAATTTGGAATTGATAACAATGGTAAAATAACTAATATTGATGGTTTTTATCAATCTATTATAGCTGAATTAAAATCTACAAAGGGTTCACAAAATGTTATTGATTCATTAGAATCTGAAATGGCTATTTATGGTGTTGTTCAAGCTCAAGATAAATTACAAAATATATTTAGTTCTATTTTAACTAAAAGGTTGTTGAAAATTAAAACTAACGGTGGATCATTTATTCAAATGAGTAACTTTGGTTTAAATAATGAACAAGCTAATAAACAAAATGTTATTTGGAATCCTAGAGCTTTAAAAACTACACATCCTCCACAGTTTCTTAAAGATGAAAATGGTGAATTTATATTATCTGAAAATGGTAAAAAAATAATTAGACCAGGTGGTATATTATTATCAGGTAGTTTTATAGCTAAATATATTCCAGATTATAAAAAATATAAACCTGAAGAATTATTTGGATATACTAACGAAAATGGAGAATTTGTAGAAGGTGTTATAGATAGAAAAATTCTTGAAAATATTATTGGATATAGAATTCCTAATCAAGGTTTATCATCTAATGATGCTTTAGAAATAGTTGGTATTTTACCAGAAGAAACTGGCGATACAGTTGTAGCTTATACAGGAATTACTACTAAAACAGGTTCTGATTTTGATATTGACAAGATGTATTTAATGTTTCCTACAATTAAACCTTATATTAAAGGTTTATCTAAATTATTAAAAGATTCAGGATTAACTAATAAGGTAGCTTTTGGACTTTTAGAAAAAGAAGGTTTTAAAGGTATTAGTTTTGATAGAGCTAATGAAACATTGTTTGAATATTTAGAAAATAAAATACAAAATGAAGAAGTAATTCCAGAAAATTTACAAGAATTTGTTAAAACAATTAATTCTATTTTAGATCAAAAGATTGTTTCTAAACTTAAATATGTAAATTACGATAATTCTAAACCTGAATCAGAACAAACTAAAGGTTCTTTGCAAAATAGATTAATAGAATTATATAAATCTGTTTTACTTAATGAAAATGTTATTGGTGAAGTAATGACACCTGTAGATTTTACTCACGTTAAAGATGATATTTTACACTTTGTAAATAAACCACCAATTACTAATTTATCTACATTTAATCAATTAGACGATATTGATACAAAATATGATTTCTTAGCGGGTAAAGCAGGTGTAGGACAACAAGCTAACGCTTTAATGGATTATGTATTAGGAAGTTTAGGTAATTTAAGTATAACTAATTTTAATGTTCCTAAATCTAATAACAGATTAGATATGGAATATTCTCAAAAATTATCTCAAGAAGATTTAGATTATTATGCTAAAGAATTGGGTTTAGATAAAGATCAAGTTAAAAAATTACAATCTGTTAAAATTGGACATTCGTTATCTGCAATTCTTAATGCGTTTGTGGATATTGCTAAAGACCCATATATTACTAGAGGTAATTGGGTAACTATGACAACTAATACAGGTAATTTATTACTTCGTAAAGGTGTTCATCCATTTTATGTAAATGCTTTCTTAGCTCAACCTATTCTTAAAGAATATATAGAATTTTCAGCATCTTATGAAGCTTCTGAAAACCAAGGTTTAAGTACAGCTGACGCTTTTATTAAAGAAAGATTTGGTGAAGATAAATATAATAAAAGAAATAATTCAAATATATTTAATGAAGATTTAAAAACTTTAAGAAGTAAAGAATTTCTAAATAAGGAATCTTCTCAAATGAATGTATTTGCTACATTTCTTAAATATCAATCTGCATCTAAAGCTATTAAAGACAATATCAATGCTTCTAAACATATGGTTGATGGTATTGGTGGTAGTGTTAATTCATTAATGATTGCTAAAAATGCGGTGGATTCTATATTAGAAGCTGAAGATAGATATAATCAATTAGAAGATAAATCTGAGTTTAAAGATAATATTATATTAGGATTTAGAAGTAAATTTACAAATCCTAATGGTTCTGAAAGTATATTCTCTAAATATTATAATAATGTTATATTAGAACCTGTTAAAATAGTTCGAGCTAATCCTATATTATTTTTAGAAGGCAATCAAACTATTCAAAATACTTTTAATGAAATATCTCACGATTTAAAAAATCAAATTTTAGTTGATTTTGAAAAAGGTAGCGGAAATCTTGGTAAGATATTAAATAAAACTTTTTATAGTTATGTAATGTCTGGATTTAATTCTCTAAGTATTAAAAATCAAGAACGTAAAGATTTAGCTTTAAAATTTCCTAAAGAATTTGAACAATTTCAAAAAGATAATAAAGATAAATATGCCATCATAGATCAAATGAAAGTTGCACCTGGAAATACTTTGGATTTTATAGGTTTAAATAATAGAAAAAAATCTCAAGATTTCGAAAAGTTGATGGTTGGTTCATTTTTAGATTTAATTAATACTAATGAAGAATTTGCAAATAAACTTATTAAATATTCATATTTAACTTCAGGATTCAACAATCACTCTAGTCAATTTTTCACTATGATTCCTACACAATGGTTTAATAGAAATAATATTAATAGATACATTATTGATACTAATGATAAATATAAAGCTAATAGTGATGTTAATGATGACTTTTTTATAGACCAATTTTACTTAGCTAATTTAGAGAATAAAAAATATGTTAAACGTATATCAGAAAAACAAATATTAGAAGGTTCTTTAAACATTCAAGGATTTGTTGTTGATAAACCTGGAAAAGTTGGTTATTATAGATTTAAAGAAGATCCTAATGGTATTAACCCTACTACATATTATAAACTAATAGGCTATAATGTAGATAATCAAGGTGTTTATGGTAGATTTATTCCTAATATTAATGATGAATTATCTGAGATTAAACCATTAAATGTTAAAGATAAAAAAGGTAACAGGATTATCAATTATGATACTAATGGTATTAATTTAAAACCTGTAACTGAAACAGCACCTAGTTTAGCTAAGAATATTAATAAAAAAACATTATCTAATTTACACGATTCTGCTATTTATAATAGAGATAGATTTTATAGAGAAAATGTTATTATTAAAAAAGAATCTGAAATTGAAAATAAAATTGAAATTGAGGTTATTAATGAAAATAAACTAATTGATAATATTCAAGAATCTAAAGTAATGAATAATTTAAAAGAAATGTTTCAACAAGGTTTAATGTTAGATAAATTTAGTGAATCAGGAATAAATAGTATAGAAGATTTAGATAATAAATCAGAAGATGAATTAGGAGAATTATTAAAAAAAATATGTAAATAATGGATAAATTAAATTTATTAAGTAAAAAGATTGTAGATACTTTAAACTACAGAATACAACAAGAAGATTTTTCTTCAAGAATATATGAACAATTAGCATTGTGGTTAAACGATAAAGGTTATTTAAATACATCTTCTTTATATAAAAGATATGCTAGTGAAGAATCTAATCACGCTGATTGGGCAAAATCATTTTTATTAGATTATGGAATTACCCCCTGTTTATTAAAATTAGAATCTCCTGAAATGGAAATTAATTCATTACAAGATGTATTTGATGTTACTTTAGAACATGAACTTGAAGTTACAAGACAATGTGAAGAACTCGCTTCTATAGCATTAAAAGAAAATAATTTTGTATTATATACTTTAGCTTTAAAGTATTGTGCTGAACAACAGGAAGAAATTGGTAAAGCAATTACTAATTTAGATATTTTAAAATTAAGTTCAGATATGTTGGTTATAGACCACTATATTGGAGATAAATTAATATAATATATGAGTATAGAAAGATTAATATATATTTATACACTTTCTGATCCAATAACTAAAGAGATACGATATGTAGGTAAAACTGTTCAAAAACCTACATATCGTTTATCTCAACATATTTCTCAATCAAGATGTACTAATAAAAAAGATTATTGTCATTGTTGGATTAAATCTTTATTAAATAAAGATTTAGAACCAGTTATAAATATTATTGAAAAAACATACGATGTTAATAGAGAATGTTATTGGATTAAATATTATAAAGATAATAATTATAAATTAACAAATTTACAAGAAGGTGGTGATAAAGCTGGTTTAGGAACTAAAAGAACAATTGAACAAATTGAAAACATAAGAAAAGGTAGAATAAAAAATAGTAAATTTGAAATTTGTGAATTAAATAAAGATTTTAAAATTTTAAAAATATGGGATAGTTATAGTGATTTATCTATACATTTAAATTTAAATTTACAGGATATTAATTCTAGAATTAAAAGAATGCACAAAATTAAAAATAATTATTTTATTCTTAAAAAAGATTTAAATGATTTTTTAAAAGATAAATTAAAAATTATAAATATTAAAGATAATACTTTGAAATATTTTAATTCTTGGAAAGAATTTACAATTTATTTTAATTGTTCTAATAAAATAATAGAAAATTATTTAAATATTAATAAACTATATTTAGATAAATATTTAATACTTAAAAATAAAAATTATGATTTCATGTCCTAATAAAAAACTTGTAGCGTGGAAAAAACTTGTAAAATTACATTCTGAACCAAAAGCGTATGTATTATGGGCTGAATATGATGGTAATGTTCCAGATAAATATTATGAAAGTAATATTAAATCTGAACAAGTTAATCAAATTGAAGAAAAAGTTAATTTCAATAATCTTATAGGGTCTAAAAAAAATGAATCTGATATTCTTAATAAAGAAAAAGAATATAGAGGTAGAAGAGAAGATATTGGTGATTATAAAGAACACGCTGTTTATAGTGGTCAACAATATAGAATTTTCACTCCAAAAGGAGTGTATTTTAAATCTTTAAATAATGATGGTGGTTTTACATATAAATTTAGACCTATTGATACTGTAGATGATAGAACTATAAGTAAATTTCAATATGAATCAAATATTAAAGAAAGTTTAGTTGAAGAAGATATAGATCCTATTGAATCTGGAAATAGACCTTATGAAGAACAAAATAATAGTATATTGTTTAACAATAAACGAGGTAAATTTACAATAGATGAAGTTCTTGAAAATATTTTAAATAATTATAAAAATTTATCACCAATAGGTAAAGAATTATTAGAAAAATCTAGACGATTAATTGGTAAAACAGGTGCTAAATTTGAAATTGTAGACAAATCAAAATTTAGTAAAACAGCATTAATGCATATTAAATCTAATACTAACACTATTCAAGTAAGTAGAGATATTATAAATAATTATAATATAGAAATAGTTATTGGAGGAATTTTACATGAAATAGCTCATGCTCAAACAACTGAAGCATTAGAAAATCCTCAAAGTTTTGACGAACATCAATTTAATGATGAAGTTGAAAAATATTTTAAATTTTATAAAGATAAAAGAATTAGCTTAGATTCAACTTTAACAAATTTAAAAAATCAAATTGAAGATTTAAAATCTGAAGGAAATGATGAAAATTCTAAAATAATTGAAGATTTAGAAAAAAAATTAAACAGTTTAATGAAATATGGATTTACTAATAAACTTGAATTTGTAGCTGAAATATATGTAAATAGAGAATTTAGACAAGAATTAAAAAATTTAGATAAAAATAATAATATTTCATATTTTGAAAAATTTATCAGACTTATAAGAAATTTTATAAGAAGAAAAATTGGTTTAGCTAAAACTAAAACCTCTGATTTAATAATAGAACAAATTATAGATTTTGTTGAATCTGATAAAAGACATTATACTGGATTGAAATCTCAAAATTTACTTTTTGAAAAAAGAATTGAAGATGATTCTCAATATAGTAGTTTAGAATCTAAATTAGATAATTTTAATGTTGCTGCTAAAAAGGCAATGATTACTATTCAGGAAAAAACGGTTAAATCTAACAGAAAGAAACCTACAGAAGCTAAAGAAGATCGTATTAGAGAAAATAAAGAACTATTAGATACTTTAGATAAATATAGTAAAGTTCAAAAGTGGAAAGCTGTAATAGGTTATACACAATCTTTTAATAATACAATTAATCACGTTGAAAAACTATTAAATGAGTTATTAAGTACTAAAAATATTTATGAAGATAAATTAGATTTAACTATTAAACGTTATAAAGATTATTTGTCAGCATACGATTTACTTCCTCAAATTAAAGAGTTAATGAGTCAAGCTGATTTGAAATTATTTGAATTAACTGATGAAGAGAAAGAAGATTATCAACAATTAAAAGATTTCTTAATTAAAGCTAAAGAAAAACACGACGCTATTGAAAGTAAATTTCTAGCAATTAGTAAAGCTCAAGTAATGCAAGATTTTAGCAATCCTTTGTATAATACTGAAGTTGAAACTAAACAACGTGAATTTTTAATTAGAGAATATAACAGTTTATCTGATAAAGGTGGTTTAACTGTAGAACAATATGTATCTAAAATGTTGACAACTAGAGATAAAGATGATTATCAAGCAGATTTAAAATCTTCTGCTGAAAAAATTCTTAATGATCCTTCACAAGATATTAGTTTATTTTCTGCTAAAGCTGAAGATAATTTAAATACTAAAAGTAAACTCATTCAAGTTGTTAATCAAATGCTAATGGAATCTTTTGATAAAGTTAAATCTTTAACAGTTGATAAGGTTCATAAAATGGCTAAAACTTTTGAGAAATTTATTAAAGAAAAAGGTAATGTTAAATTATCTGAACTTAATAAAAATTTAATTGAAAGAGATTCTGAAGGTAATGTTTATTTAAAAGGTAAATACAGTTTAGCATTTAAAGAAGCTTTTGATAATGAATTAAGACCTATTTTAAAAGCTCGTCAAGAATATATCGAAGAGTCTGTTATGTTAGGACTTGATGAAAAAGATTATTTAGCTAGTAAAAAATTTAAAGAATTTAACAAACAAATTAGTAGTTGGTATAAAACATATACTGGTAAAGATAGTGATGGAAAAACAGTTCCTAAAGCTAAATTTTTAAATAAATCATTAACTGGTACTGAAAAAGAAATTTTAGATAGTTATATTAAAATAAATAACGATAACGATGATATTGAAGGTTTTCAATCTTTAGTAACAGATATTCACGGTGCTAGATTTCACAAATTACCATCTCAAAGTAAATCTGATTTAGAAAGAGCTTTGGAATTAGATATTAAAGGCATAACTAAAGACAAATGGAATGATTTAACTAAAGTTAGAACTGACGATATTGGTTTACAAACTGGTAATGAAAATAAAAATAGTCAAGGTGAAATTATAAATCGTGTTAAAACTCATTATAGAGGTAAGTTAGATCCTAACGAACAATCTTTAGATTTAGAAACAATGTTTAGAAATGAATATTGGAATGGTCAAAATTATAAAGAGAAATCTAGACTTGAACCTAAACTATTAATGATTACCGATATTGCTAGAGATAAAGAATATTACACTGGTAAAAATAAAGATGTTGTTCCAGGTTTAAGTAATACTTACAATAGATTAGTAGGTATGATGGAACGTAATGTTTATGATATTATGAGTAAACACGGTGGTAATTGGGGTCAAGTTGACATTAATAAAGTTACTAATGCTTTAAATGGATATGCAGCAGGTTTAGCTATGACACTTAATAGAGCAGCATCTACTACAAATGTCGTAGGTGGTTTAACAGATATTTTTATAGAAGCTGTAGGTGGTCATAGATTTAATGTTGCAACTTTTGCTAAAGCTGAAGCTAAATATACTAAAGAAGTATTAAATGGTAACTTGTTAAAAGACACTTATAGTTCTGTTAAAATGTCTTATTTTAATCAACTTTTAGATATGTTTGATGTAATGGGTGGTCTTGGTCAAAATGAACAAGAAGCTTTACGTAATAATATAGCTAGAAAATTTGGAACTACTAGATCTAGTAATATTCTAAATGATATGGGTGAACACGCAATGCACTCAATACTTACACAATCTTTATTAGATGGTATTAAAGCAATGGATGAAAATAACAATTACTTAGATAAAGATGGTAATATTACTACAGAAGCTAAAAGTGCATCATTAGCAGATATGTTATATTTTGATAGTGAAGGTATATTAAAAATGAATCCTAAAGTTGCATATTCAAATGCAAATTTAACTGTTAAATATGATAAAGGAGGTAAATCTCAAATTAACGCTTTAATTAAACATAAAGTAATGGATTTATTTGGGGTTTATGATATTAAATATCAAAGTGAATTTTCTAAAACAGTTGCTGGTAAATGGGTAATGTTATTTAAAAAATTCTTTTTAAGTAAAACTGCTTATAGATACACAGGATTTACAACTTCTTATAAAAAGAAAGAGAATTTAACAGAAGATGATAGATTTTATAATTCTGCAGAAAAAGAATATATTGAAGGTACATATACAACATTTGTGAGATTTTTAAGAGAAACAGGAATTCCAAATTTACAAATGTTACAAACAATGTATATGAATTGGAAAAATCTTAGTGAGTATGAAAGATCTAATGTAAAAAAAGCTACTATGGAGATAATGTTAACGTCTGTTATATTACCGTCATTAGGATTATTAATGGCTGGTATGGATGATGACGATGATGATAATAATTTATTATGGTTTTTCATATATGTAAATAGACGTTTAACTAGAGAGCTTGCACAGTTTAGAAACCCTATTGAAGCTGCTAAAATGGTTAGTAATCCAGTTGCAGGTATTAGACTTATTCAAAATGGATTAAATTTTATGTATGATGTTTTAACGCCAGTTAATTTTGTACCTGGTGAGAATGAATCAGTATTTGGTTGGGCAGATGAAAACACTAAAGGTGAAAACAAAATGTGGAATCACGCAACTAAACTTGTACCAATTTTACCACAATTAGGAGTTGATTACAAACAAAGACATAGTTTAGAATTTAAATAATTTAAAGGGTCTAAAAAAAAGAAATCCCGTAGTAACCAATAAGGTCGCTACGGGATTTTTGTATTTAATTATGTTGTGTACAATAAGGATTGCTACACGTTTCTGGATGTTGATTACAGTGTTCTACATTTTCTCTATCTGTACATTGATCTTTTCTTTTCATATTTCTAATATATTACCATTACTACTTAATTTTCCAAATTTACCATCAGTAACTACCGAACCATTACTAAAAATAGTATTATAACCAGATAATTTAACTGTTCCTGCATTTATAATGTCTTCTGTGTTGTGAATGTGACCAAATAAACAGAGTTTTGGTTTAACTCTATTTAACATATGATTTTTAAGACTTCTACAGCCACAATATTCTAATTTACCATCTCTACTATAAGATAAATCTAATATTCCTTTAGGAGGTCCGTGAGATACTACAATATCGATCCATTCAGGAATAGATGAATATAATTTATCCATTTTACTTCGGTCTTTCATAAACCACCAATTACCAAAATTTGGAGTAACAGGACTTCCCCATATTGATATTCCATCAACAAGTATCCAATCATCTTCTAAATATATAATATTTAAATTTTTACAAATTTGATTAACTTCTTTTTTGTTGTGAAATACATAAGAACTATGATTTCCAGCTACAAAAACTTTATGTTTTATAGGTAAATTAGCAAACCATAATATAAAATCTCTAAATTCGGGTTCATTAGTATATTGATCTTTATGATTAGACTCGTCACCACTATGGATGACGATGTCTATATCTTTAGGAATTGTTAATAATCTATGATGTGAATGAGTCACGTATCCGAGATATGCCAAATCCTCTTTTTTTTAGATTTGAATAATCTCGGAATATATTTTTTTAAATAGTTAATCATTTTTATTTCCATAAATTTATTATATTTTGAGTTCCAACAGGATTCATAGAATGTACAAATATTATTGGTAAATCTTTTCCTAAATCAATATAAAACTGTTTAGTAAATTTAGCACAATCATATCCCGATTGTACATTTTTCTTTAACTTTTTACGAGCTTGTCTTTTAGACATTCCTCTTTCTATAGCCGCTAAAGCAACATCTTCTCCTAAATCATGATCAAAACTTATATGGGTAATGTCTTTATGATGTTTTTTTAATATTTGTACAAATTCATCATAATTAGATACTACTTTCCATTCTTCTAAATAAATAGGATTTAAAGCACCTATTCTTTTATACATATAGTTTATACAGTCAGAAGGTATTCTTACATCATCAAGAAATAATTTCATTTTCTATTATTTTATTACACTTTTTTTTATAACTACTACTTATTACTGAAATAGCTTTTACATTAGTATATTTGTTAATTTCATTAACTTCAAAATAATCATCATCTAAATGAAATATCGGATTAAAATTTTCTATATCTAATCTACTTATTGCTTCTAAATACTCCCATTTTGGTTTCATATTAGTAAATATTATTCTTTCTTTAGGAATATTTAATTCTGAAGTTATTTTAAATAAATCATCGTGAATATTTATATTTTTAGTCCAACTATAATCTAAAGGATTTTCAAATCTAGAAGTTACTATCCAAATTTCAATTCCTTTATTCATTAAACTTGATGCATAATCTTGTACGTGTTGTTTTGATAGTGTTGAATCAAAATCAAAACTAACTTGAATTTTTTTCATTTTGTTCAATTTTATCAATTATAGAAGCTTTTTTTAATATTAAATATATTAAATTATCTCCAAACTTTTCTTCAACTGTTTCAATTTTAGGTAAAATACCATCTACTAAATCATTAGTTATATCTGTAATAGATATTTCGTGCTTTAGTAACATCCCATCTAATACTTTCTCTCTAATTAATCCAGAACGTTTTGAACCTTCTTCAAAATTATGAAAAACATTGTGATTCCTGCGATATTCCGCGCCTTTTATAACCAGAACATCTTTAATTTGATTTAAAGTTTCATCAACAATTTGTTCAAATCTATTCTCTGTCATATTTCATTTGTTTTTCACGATTTACAATATAAGTATCCATTTCTGTTTTTGTACCAGAATAACCTGTTACTGGATGATGAAATATTTCTTCGTGTTCTTTTTGATATTTTATCCACTTTTTTTCATCATAATCTTTCATAATATCATTATGATGATCTTCAATTGTATATGGTTTATTATTATAATTTATCAAAACTATAAATAAAATAACACCTATTATAAAAATACCACTTACCATTGTTCAACAATTCTTTTATTAAAATATTCTAAATATTCTTTATTTAATCTATGTAACATATTTTGGTCTTCAAAGAATTTGATTATGTTTTCAATATGATCAGTTTCTAAATCTTTTAATAATTTAAATTTAGTTGTTTTACGTTTCTTACCGTTTTTATAGTAATTAACTCCCCAAAATTTAATATCTTCAATATTACAATAACCATTTTCAATTAACCAATCATCTTCTTCAATATTCCAAATTCTATTTTCAGTATCTTTATCAACTACAAACATATTTGATAATAATTGACCTAGTCTTTGGTCTGGATTTCTTTCCCAAAAAGTTTTTAATTTAGGAGTTTGCATTTCAATTTTATCAATTACTTGTAAAGTTTGAAAATTATCTAATCCTAAAAACTTTTGAAAAACACCATTATTAGTTTGTTTAAATATTTCTAAAACTATTGGAATTCTAAGTTTTTGTCTCATCTTCTAAAATTTTAATTAGTTCTCCAATTTCATTTATTTCATCAGAACCTATTCTATCAGACCACTGTATCATATGTTGTAATCTTTCTATAACTTCTTTCATAATAATGTATCTAATTTACTTTCAACTCTTTTCTTAACTTCATCTTCAATATATAATTTAGAAGTTAAGATTTTAATATTTAATATAACATCTCCACATTCTTCAATTAAACGAGGAATCCTTTCTTCACTTCCATTAGGTTTATTAATTTGCTTCATAACAATTTCACCTAATTCAAATAATTCTTCTGCTACTTTTTGATAACAAAATGATAAATTTCTTTCAGAAGCTACTATTTCTATTTTATCTTTTGTACTCATTTATTTAAATTTCCTTTATTTTGATGAACTTCTTTATCCATTATTTCATAATGTTTAACTAAAGCTTCATCTAATTTACTTTGACATTTATCACAATAAAATCTTTCTACTTTTTTACCAGTAGCTATTATTGTTCTACATTCATTACAAATTGTAGCACCTTGACCATTATTAAATTTATAAATTACATTCATTATCTAAGTTTTTTAATAAATCCATCAATTCCAAAATTATGAATTAAACCAGGACTACCTTCTTTTACTAAACCATAACTATTATAGTCAGGATTAATAAATTTATTTTTATTATTCATATATAATTCATAAAAATCAATACAAGGTTTTTTCATCATAGAGTCATCATTAATGAAGGGTACATTATTTTTAAGAATATCTTTAATAGGTTTAATTTCTGCAATATCAACATTAAAATAACATCTAATTAATAATGTATAAACACTAATTAATGGTGTTGATTTAACCCAGAATTTAGAACATTTGATAATTAAAGTATCTTCATCTAGTTCAATTCTTGTTTGAATTTTAATTCCTAAATCTCTTTCAATAATATTTAAAAATAACTCTAAATTTTCATAATTATTAATTAAAATATTTTGAAGTTCATCAAATTTCTCATAATCACCACTTTTATTTCTATGTAAAGTTTTTACACCAAAATATACAATATTTTTATTATCAAAACAATTTAATAATTTATGATCATATCCATAAATTTTACCAATTTCTTTTTTGCTAGATTCTACATAAGCAAAATCATTTAAATAATCTCTACAAGCTGTAAATGGTAAATAGGTTTCAAATTTACTACCTATTTTATTTAAGATAGTAAATCCTACACCATAATTTCTTCCTTCATTAAGTTTAGATCTTTTTTGTAATTCTTTAATTTTTTTCATTTAATTTCATTTAAAACTAACTTTAAAGCATCAATTCCCGCATCTTTAGATATTTTTGAAATTGGTAAATCTTTAATTATATTTATACTTTCTACTATTTTGAATTTTAAATTAATATCTTTAACTATATGAAAGTTATTTAATTCTAACCATTTTAAAAATTGTATAGCAGTCCAATCTTCCATTACTAACTCACCATCTTCAGGATCAAACTGTTTTATAAATCCTGGTAAATAATTATACATTTTTATTTAGATTGTAATAAATATCCTTCTAACATCCAAATTTGATCAATTGCTTTTTCTCTAGCATATTTTTTACCAATTTCAAAATCAAAATTATTAGGATCTACACAAGCGGATGTACCAATGATTTCAAAACCATTTTTAAGAGTTAAAACAGCAATTACTGTTTTTAAACCTACTTTAATATAATCTTCTTTTAAAATTGTATTTTCTATTTTTTCAATAGTTACTGTATTTTCCATTTTATATATATTTATAACTTATTCTATTAGGATTTATCGATTTTAAACTTGATTCTAACCATCTCATTTGAAAGTTTTCTGTTGAACAAAATATGTGTATAATAGATTCTTTACCTTCTTCAAATAATAAACTTCTACCACACCTTTGTTCTAATGTTTCAGAGTTAGAATTAATATCTGTAATTAGTATAGTATCTAAACCTTCATACGTCACTCCTGTTCCACCTTTTTTAATAAGACATAAACTATTACTACGACACTCTTGAAAGTCCTTTAAAACACTATTATCTTTACTTTTAGAATTGAACATTGGAATATTATAATTCATTCCAACTTTTTCATCTCCTGTAAATAATATAAATCTTTTATTAGGATTATCTTCAATCCATTTTTTAACAACTCTTATTAATGATTGACAACTATTAATCATTTTCATTCTAAATAATGCAGCAACCATTTTTTCTTGACCAAATGAATTATCTACTTTTTTAGATATTCTTTGACATTCTTTATAGTCTGTAGAATACCATTTCTTTAATCCTCCAAATTGTACAGGTTTAGTATTATCTAATTTAAATAAATGAACTTCAACTTTAAAATTATTAACAATTCCATCATTAATTGCATCATCTGTACTATAATCTACAATTTGTTGTAAACCTGTTGAAAATTTTAAATTTAACAAAGTTTCTTCACCATATGTACCAGATGCTAATATAACTTTGTCGTTATTTTTAACAATTTTAGCTACAATTGGTAATGTATTATCTGGTGGTATTAAATGAGCTTCATCAAAGAGAATATAGTCATATTTGTTATCTTGAACTTTATGTAAAGATTTAAATGTTGAATATTTAATATTAGGATAATAATCTAACTTTTCACATTCTGAAATCCAAGAATTTTTTATATCAATATTTGGATAACCTACAAGTATATTAATATCTAAATTATTATCAGATATTTCTCTAATTGCAGTAAGTAAAATTCTTGTTTTACCACTTCTAACAGAAGCTAATACAATTCCTCTAAATAATGTATTTTTAATTTTATCAATTATTATTCTTTGAATTTCATTTTTTGTCATTAATTTATAATTTATTAAAATTTAACTATAAGCCGATCGGGAAATGCCCAGTCCTTGATTATCCTTACGGAGCTTATAGTCAAATAATAAAAAGATACCTTACAGCTTCACTATAAAGTTTGTGGTCACTCATCCACATCATACGTTTAAATTAAGGTTTAATCCTGTTACCAGAATGCAGCACACGTATTACCTTAGCCGACAAGTGTTTTTAACTTACTTTATTTTGGGTCTACTCTATAGCCTACCGAGTTATCAGTTACGGGGCTTGTATAGATTCAGGGTTACTGAGGTATCTTAATTTTGTGCTACTGTTAACCCTTTTTCACACTTTGTTAATTTATTTTAAATGTTTTCCTTCAACATTTCTTTTAATTCTATCGTTTGTTCTTTTTTCTAACCAGAGTAATGCTGTTTCTAAATGTGTAAGAACTATAGAATTTTCTCTACAAGGAAATTTATTATTTAAATAATTCATTCTATCAATAAGAACTTCTAAAACATCTTCGTTTGTAGTACCATCTGAAATAGTAATTAATTCATTATTTTCATTAGGTTCTTTATGAATAAATTGAAAAATTTGACCTTTCTCTTCTTTATTTTCAAAATTACATACTTCGTAAGTATGTCCTGGTATTAAATTTATCATTTATTATGCTTTTATATTATTTAGTAATTTATTTATTAAAATTTTTGATTCTTCCATATCAAATTTTGTTATATGATTAGTATAAATTAGAGTATTAGTATCTGCACATAGATAAAATCTATCTTTTGATTTCAAAGTACTAACTAATCTCATTTTTTTACCTGTATAAGGACTTTTCATATTAAAAATTTAATTCACAAGCTCCGCCAGCGCAACTTTGAGCACCTATTGTATCAATTTCAGTATATATAGGTTTAATATTAGTATTAATCCAATCTACAGGTTTTAAAGTTTTAGTAATTTTATTCCATTTGTGTAATAAATATACATCTTTTAATAAATAAGAAGTTTCTTTATAATTATCTTTTAAATAATTATTTGCAAATTTCTTAAATCTTCTAACCCAATCTTTTTTAAGAACAGTATTTGAATTTTCTTCAAACTGTGTATTAAATAAAATAGAATCACACGCTTCCCATAAATTACTATTAAATGCGTGTAAACCATCTACAATTAAACCACTTGCAAACATTGCACCTTCTCCATATTTTTCAATAATTTGAGAAGTTGTTAATACTGATGTAAATGGAGCTTGATTATAATCTTTATCTCCCGTATTTGATAATAAAGATATACCTGCAAAAGAATGTCTATTTTCATAAATATAATCTCTTACTTCATCCCAATCATCAACTTCAATTGTATTAGATACATTATGTCTAATTTTAGGATGTACGCATAAATGATAATTTGTACTAGCTTCGACCCAATGCTTTTGCACAAGTTTTACTTTTTCCAATAATTTAATACCTAATAAATCTTTTTTAAATAAAGATGTCGGTTTACTTTCAATTGGAAAACTTGCTACTAAATCAGTATTATTTTCAGACCAAACAGATTCTTCAAACATATCAGGATTATTTTCCTTAATAAATTTAGGTATATCCTCTTCTTTATTTACTTGTACATTTCTTAAATATCTTTCAGAATGTTCTCCGTGAATTCCAGAAGCTGTTTCTAATAATACAGACGCATTACCTGAAGGTTTTGTACAACCAATTCTAGCTGCAGGATTAATTTCTATTATATTTGAAATTAATAAATTAATTTCTTTTAATATTCGTGCACCTTTTTCTAAAATTTCAGGATTAAACAATATATCTGGATTATTAGTAAATCCTGTAATGGAACATCCTAATAACGATTCTCTTTCAAAAATAATTTTTGCAGGACTTGTTTTATCTACATATTCAAAATTGGTATATCCTGCTTGTAATGTTCCCATAATAGCAGATGCTTCACACATTCTATAAAATTTTTCCTCTGTGTCACATTTTCCACCATTACCTTCTGTAAGATTACAACCTTGCCATCCTGATATACCATCAATTTGTGGATATTTTCCTATCTCAACACAAGGATTATAGGTAATATCATAACTATCTGTCCATACAAAACCAGGTTCTCCCCAATCTTTTACAGATTTAAACAATCTATCAAAATCTTCTTTAGAAGTTTCATCTTTTAATAATAAAACACTATTATTACTTCTAGCGCGTTGTTTGTTATTTTCATACCAATCTCCCGTTTTAGCATTTAATAATAAATCATCATCTTTATGAAATAAACAAATTGATGCACTGCGTCGCACTCCACCACTAAGGACGGCATTTGCCATATGCATAATTGTATCATACACATCTAAAGTTCTAATAAAACCTAATTCTAATCTATTATTAAAAATATCTTCAATTTTTAATATAGCCTTTCTTAAACCATTTGGTCCAGGAGCTTTAAATCCACCTGTAATTAAAGAACCTTTTTTTCTAATTTTAGAATAATCAAAATCTATTCTATATTCTTGAAATTCAGGAAAAGTTACATTATATTCTTTTGATAAATAGGATGATATTAATACTCCAATAGCATCGCTCCAACCTTCAATAGAATCTTCTATTGTAAATGTTTTAACGCCTTTATCTCGAATATTAATATTTTTATAATTATCAACATCTTTTTGAAAAATTCTAAAGCCAATTCCGCAGCCTGAAAGTAACCAATACATTGCTTCTTGAAAAAATGCAGGTCTATCTGCATATGAACTAAGGCAATTATACATTTTTGAATTATGTTTTAATATACCTTTTGTTTCATCTGCAAATCCAAATTGTAATGCTCTTTGAGAACCTAATAGTAATTTTTCATTATATGCTTGTTGAACAATATTTAAATAAGGTTCAAGTTCCGTAAGTTTATTTTTGTAACGAATACGATGCATTCCCATTACTCTATTTACAGATTCTTCCCAAGTTTCATATCGTTCTTTATTATCAATATATTTGGAATAATTACCTGAGTAAAATTTAAATTCTGACAATAATTCCTTACCATTTAATTTCTTATCTAATTGCATATATCTTTTTCATTCGTAGTTAATACTACTTTCAGTTTGTTATTGTTATTTATTTCCATACTTTCCCTCCAACTTCCGTTAGTATTAGTACTTCATTATGAGGATTAACATAATCTCCCAACTCTTGATTACTATCTAAAGTAACCCCTAACTCTTTTTGCAACCTCTCTTTTAATTTTTGCTCTTTATATAATATTTGTTTTACTTTTAGTAGAAAGTTTACACCTGCACTGTTACCAGAATATACTTCACCCCAAAATCTTAATATTAATTGTTTAGCATCATCTCCAAATTTAGAGTATTGACTATTTAATAAACAATTATATTCATTAAGATATTCTTCTGGGAATTTAAATATATATACCACTTTATCATCTATATCAATATGTTTTACAAATAAACTATTATTTGTAAGTTTATGTTCATATTTAGTGAATTCAGGATTCTTAAAATTGAATTCGTGTAATATAAATATACAATTTTCATATTCATTATTTTCATCAAATAAATATGTATTGATAAGATATGGTAAGAATTTTATATTTAAATCTAGTACTTCTGATAGTAATGGTAATAAGTAAGTCTTAGATTTATTAAATCTTAACTTCTTTTTAGTGTTTTCTATTTCTCTACTCATTAATTTATTCCTCTTTCTGTTTGTTATAAAAGTTAATAAATTCTATACATTGATTATAAACATTTCGAATATTTGTCGATAATTCTATCTTACCACTATCAATCATTGAACTATTAAAATCAATATATTTATCGTAATATAAATCAGTTTGATATATTTTATCAACAACTTCCATTAACCAATTCCAATCTCTATTATATAACAAACCTTTATTACCCATATTTTCATAATGGTTCATAAATTTTTGTATAATTCTATTATTTTCTTCCATTAATTTACTTCTATAAAATCATCATTTAATATTAAACTTCCGTTATTTTCATAAACTTCTTGACTAAAATCATAAAGTTTATTTTTCCAATGGTAATAAATTAAATCTAAATTTTCATCTAAACCTTTATATTTATAACCTGCTTTTGTTGTAAACCCATTAATTGCAGCATTATGCCATTTATCACTTATTTCAAATATGTGAGGAACTTTTTCACCTCTACCTATAAAAATAAATTTAAATGGTGCTAATGTATAACCAATTAATCCTAATTGTTGACAAATACTATCAAATGCTTTTGTATAAACTGCTTCTTGAAAATAATAACAATATTTAATAAAACTTTTTGTAAATTCATCAGCTTTTGATGAACCTGTTTTAATATCTTCCATATAAACAATTTTATTTTGATGGTTAATTGACATTTTATCAATTATACCTCTCAAATGAAATCCTTTATAAAAATATTCAAATTTATATTGATAATGATTTTCAAAATTGTTATTAAATAAATGATATGTGTGTTTATGATTTAATAATAAATCAACACATTCTTCAGCATCTTGTGATTCTTTTTGAGTAACTACAACTTTATCTTTTGTTTCAAATTTAATTGTAATATAATTCCAAAATTCATCTTTATCAAAATTAGTTATTAACTTTTCTTCAAGTTTAATATTACTCCAAAATCCATTATGTTTTACAATTTTTAAAACGGTATTTTTATCTGGAATTTTATCATAATTATCTATAATAATATCACATAATACACCTAATGTAGCAGTTGGTTTATTGTCATCATAAACTACATATCGTGATTTACACAAATTATTATTTGTAACTAAATCTACTAATAAATCATCTACATAAGAACCAAATCTTAGACCATCTCCTTCTAATTGAGACGGTCTAATCAATGCTTTTGGTCCGTTTCTTGAAAAGTCAGAAATTCTACTATAACTGAGCTTTAAATCTATATTCTCTTCATTATTCAGCAACTGTTCTAACTTGTTCTCTTTCGTTATCTCTTTCATTTACAATTGTTAGCTCTATTACTAAATCAATTAGTTTATTAGTGTTTTTTAATTGAAGTTTTAATTCTTCATCATCTTCATCAAATGATAATTTCCATTCAAGGTCTTCAATAAGTTTATCTAAATATATCCTAGCGGACGCATAATCCTCTAATAATAAATATGTTTGTAATTTAATACATTCTTTATCTTCTAACGCAAAACAACATAATCCACTAATCTTTTGTAATAGTTCTTTTTTCATTTTTATTTAATTAAATTATTTTAATCCATACTCCAGGATTTTCTTTATCTACACTGTAAAATTTACTATCCATTTTTAAAGCAAATGGTATTACACAATCCATATTATCATCAATTATAATATCGTGAGCTGTCATCAAATCTAAAACAACTTGTACAATATTATGAAAATCAAATTTTCTTTTACTATCTCTTATAAAATGAAATCCTATTTCCAGCGGTAGTTCTTTACCGCTGGTTTGTTTTAAAAAATCTTCTCTTAAACTTTCAATTAAATTAGGTTTATTCACATAACCTTTTACTAATTTTTTACTTGAAGAATAAGATTGAATTCCTAAACTATTTAAATAGGATTTTACAGTTTTACTTGCAAAACTTCCTTTAGTTGTATTTATACGAGAATTTTTTGAACTTGGTACGTTCCCAGGTATAAAAATCAATTCATTATTTACCACGATACTCTACAATAATGTGGATAATTATCTTCAATATATTCATCTAATTCTGTGAAAATAGTTGAATAACTCATTAACATTGAATATGGATTTACAATAACTTTATTTTTAGTTTCATCAATATATTGACGTAAATCTAAATTATCACCTGTTAAAAATACATAAACAACTTTATCCTTTCTTTTATTAATTTCTTGAATTATATTGCGAATAAAATTTTTCCAAATAATTGTATAATCTTTATCTTTTTCAACACACATTGAACAATTTAAGAATAACATATCATTATCACAATAATCTTCAAGAGTATTATCAAAATTAGTTATACTATATTGATTACCATATATGGTTTCATAGATACAATCTCTAAACTCTCTTAATTCTATTGGTACATCAGCAATTAATGAAGAATTTTCAACTATACCTCTACCTATACCAGATGATCTTAAATCTTTGACAGGTCTATTATCAATTATTACAATTTTTACGTCTTTAAAAGCACATTGATGAAATGGTTTAAACAATTTATTTTTTAAAGGGTAAATTTCTTTACCCGATAAATAAACTTGTTCTATAAATGTATTCAATTGATTTGAATAATCAAGAGATGTTAAATTACATAATACACTTGACCAATCCATACCTATTTCTTGTACCCAATCATACGTTTTTTTAGTTTTAGAAAGGGAGATCATTTAATTCTTGTTTTATAGGTTCTACTTTATCTATTATTACAGGATTATCTAAAGAAATTGCATCAGAATAACCAAGAAAACCTGTAGAAGAATTATATGTAATATTATTAAAATTTATATTATTTGTATTATATATAGAATCTTTTAAAATATGTAATAATTCATCAACATTTTCTGGATTATTATTAACTTTTTTAACTACAGATTTTGATTTAGAAATTATAGGTGATTTTCTTGGTTTATATTGAAGAGGTGGTTCAATAAATGAATCTTTAAAAGAATAAGGATTTTTCTTAATTTCTTGAGTGTTTAACCAATTAATGTGAGTTGGAGCAGGAATTTCAGATTCAGTACCTAAAATATTACCTTTTAAAATCTGCCTTTCACAATTACCTTTTCTTCTTTCAATATAATCATATATTAAATCTCTAAAAGAACTAGTATTTGAAATATCACAACTATCAATTTGATAAGATAAAATATTAAATAAATCATAATTATTTAAGAATGATTTATTTTTTAAAATTCTTTCCTGATTTTTTATTGTAAAATTGACAATTAATGCGTTCATAAATATAAATGGTAATATTTTATTTACATCATATGTAGGAGTATGAATTCTAAACTCAATAGTTTGTTTATTACCAAATATTAAAGGAATCATATTAAATAAAAAATATCTCGGTCTAACATTCCATTTTTGATTACCATTTGGATCTGCAGGATGACTTAAAACATTTTCAAGATTATTTCCAACAGATTTAAAATCTTGACCCATTGATAAATATTTATATAATACTCCAAAATTTTCATCGATATTACGTGAATCAATAACTGGATCTAATTGTGATAAAATTTCAAAAGTTGGTAATGGAGCAGAATAATTCTTATTCTTAATATGATAATTATACTTTTTATATAATGGGAACATTTGAAACATTTCATCTTGAATCTTCATACCAACTTTAAAAAATGCTAAAATAAATTCTTTTGTTCTTGGAATATTACCTAAATGTAAATGTAATGAACAAGTATCATCATTGTATTCAGTTCTTTCTTTTAATACTTTAAGAATATCTGCAGTACATTGCAAACCCTTTTCACCTATCATAGGTACAGTGACATATTCAATACCTGATATAGAGCCATCTCTTAAAGGAATTAAACCATATTGATTAAGAATTCTATTTGGGATAAATCCTTTAGTTGTTTCAAATTCTAAACCAAATGATAAATTTTCTAATAATGGAGCGTAATTTTTAATACTTTTTGAAATTTCAGGATTATAATTTTCATTATAATTTTTTAAATTATATTCAGTAATTCCCTTTGAGTCATAAGGTAAACTATATTTATAATCTTTATGTGGAAACATTATAGTATTGAATTTATTTGACGGAAGTCTTGATATGTGATAAAAATCTCCACTAGATAATTGTTCTCGATATTCTTTATTGTTTTTAAAAATTTCTGGATTAAATAGATAAAAACTATTATTATCTTTATCTATAATTTTAGAATATTTTATATTTCTATTAAAATAACCTATTATTAATTTATCTTCAATAATATCAACAATTCCTTTAAACATAGAATTATCTAATAAAACATATTGATTTATACTATAATTATAAACAACTAAACCTGTTTCTTCTCTATAACATTTATCATTAATTAAATAACAATCTCCTGAATTTTGAATATTAATATCTCCTATTTTATAATAAAGGTTATTAAATTTTCTACATTGAGAGATAGGTACTTCTTCACCTTTTATTGTAATTACTTTTTTTTCAGCACTCATTTTTTATTTTTTATTAGGTATTTCAACAAATTCTTTTAATGTGTGACTTATTAAATTTAATGTATTTAATGCACCTTTAATAAGTTCGTTATCTTTCCAATCAGAAAATTCAATAATTGTTTCAGATATATCTTCAGAATGTTTTTCAAAAGATTCTACAATTAATTCTTTAATAAATGTTTCATCTTCCAATTCTTTAGCAATATCTTCTATTTTAATATTTTTTTCAAAATCTTCAATTGCTTTAACAGAATTATCAAACAATTTTTTATCAAATTTACTAGATTCTGTAATTGCTGGTAATATTATAACAGGAGTTTCGACTTTTTTTACTAAATCTTCTCTTTTAACCCATTTTGTTAATACACCATTATTAAAGTAATATATTTTTTCAAATCCTAATTCTGTTATATTTCCAGTAAAAGGTTTACCATCAAATAATGCAATAGATATTGTTTTTGTAGGATCCATATCAATTACGGGATGTTTAGAAATATAAGATAATAAATGATGATCGATATATTTAGCTGGTACTTTTAATTGTTTTTCTAAAATTAAAGCTCTATTATAATCTTCGGAAGTTTTTAATAAAACACCATTTACAAAATAATGAAGTTGTATATTATCAACATCTTTTTTAAATGGAATAAATCCATCTTTATTTAATATATTATAATTAAAAATTCCAGTTTCACAATTAAAAGTTAATCCTTTTATATTTTTAATAAAAGCATTTGTTGTAACTGTATCAATTCCTGTAAATTTAAAACCCCAGCCTTTAATATAAACATAAATTCCATTTATAAGAGATCCGTTTTCCCAGTATCTTAAGCTTTTAGAATAAACTTTATCTTTATAATATGAAATTGGATAAATTGGTGTATCATTATGTAAATTAGTCATTGAAGAATTATTAGTTTCTATATCTGTAGAAACTCTAGTATTTTTATTTTTTTCTCTAACATCTTCGTAATTATCCCAGTCACAAAATTCACTATTGTAGTAATTGTGTTTTGGATTATGATACACAAAATCTTCTGTTTGTCCTGCTTGCAGCCGACTAACTTTGTGTTTTTCTGCATTTGCAAAATCACCATCTGTAATAATATAAACTGTATTGTAATCAATTTGTAAATCGTCTTTTTTAGAAGCACCTAAAACAGTTAAACTGTCTTCTAGAGATGAGAAAAACATACTATTTTCATTTTTACAATAAACATTCATCGGTCTTTCTTCTAATTCAGTAATTGTTGCAGAACCTTGTGTTTGTTTAGATGCACCTGACCATAAATATAATTTGTTAGGTTCGTCAATCCAAGTCCAAGCTAAAGCAGCAGCTCCAATATATTCACTTAATACGTGAAATTTTTTAGTTCTATATAATATTTCACCTAATATTTCACTATCAATTTTATCTCTAGTTGTATCATAATAATGTCCACCGTGAGACATTTTTTGAATTTTTTCAGTTAGTTCAATATTATATTTCTTAGCTAACTCTTTATGATTTTTTAAAGTACCATTATGACAGAAAATCATTTCATAACTTTTACCATCTTTACTTGTACCAAATCCAAATGGGTGAGCATTATCTTCTGTAATTGCCATACCGTAACTAGGTTGTCTAGTATGACCAATCATAATAGGTATTTTAACGGGTTTGATTTCTCTATCTACAATAAAATCTGTATAAAGTTTATCTAGACCTAAACCATATTGTACATCTCCATCCCAGGATAATCCACAAGACATTTTACCACGTTCTATATTATAAATTCCCAATATATGAACACCATTCACATCTAAATTATCAGGTTTGTTGGTAGCTTGTCCAAAGATTCCACAGGATAATATATTTGATTTATAACCAAATAAAAAGTTATGTATATATTGTAATAATGCCAATATTAGAATTATTTTTACCATTTTTTAATTTTTATTTACTTAAAACTTCTGTTTTAATATTAGTAATTATTTCAATTTTATTTAATAGTTCTTGAGCTAAATTTACATTATTGGTATTAATTGCTTCTACGATATAAACACCTAATTCTTTAACTTCTTCAATTTTACCAGAATTAACTAAATCAATAGCTTTCATTGTAGTATTCCAAGCCCACTGTAAAGAGTCGTCGGTTTTAATCCAGAAATTAGATAAACTTCTGTATTCAATACCAAAAGCTGTAAATCTAAAACAACCTGCTTTACCATAAAGTTTTTTACGCTCTGTGTCGGAATCTAATAATACAGATTCTAAACCTACAGTAGCATCCATTGCTTTAATCATATCAACTTGTTGTTCTTGTGTAAAATCATCCCAACCTATCGATATGTGACCCCCTGCTGAACGCATATTGGTAGCACTTAAATCTGCAGGTTCATTTACACATTCATTCCACGCATCAAAATCTGGTGAACAACCTGCAAGACGCGCAATATCGTTGTCTAACTCAGATTCATCTAATGTAGCAGAAGGTTGAATTGCTAATGTATATCCCATTCCAGAAACCAATACTTCTAAATAATCTTTAACAAAATTATGATGATATACCCATTCATCTATTGTTTTACAAGGTGGAATGTTATATTCAATTGCAACATTATCTTCTTGAATAAAATGACCTTCATTTGAAATCGGTTGGGGTTCTGATTTAGAACCCCCAATTTTACCAATTGCTGAAATAATTTTATTATCTTTTTGTAGAAATAATTCTGGATCTGTACCTAAAGTGATGTTTTTAATTTTCATATTTTTTATAATTTTTTTTATTAAATTGGTAGATTTTCTTCTTCTTCTTCTAATTACCAATCTTTATTTTCTTCTTCATAGTTATCTTCATATTCAGGTTTAAAATAATTTATATCTATTGAATAAGGTTTTAAAATATTTGATTCTTTTGATTTTTTAAACTCCTTTAAATATTTATCAACTAAATCTAAACACATTGAAGAAGTTCTTTTTTCACAATGACTCCATTCAGGATGACCTTGAATACATAAAGCGTTTGTATTTTTATAATATACAATTTCAGGTTCTAAAAAGTTTTTTGGTAAATCAATTTCCTCATTATCTCCATTAAGATATGTTTTACTTTGAAAATATTCAGAATACGCAATTAATTCATAATCTTTTTCATTTAAATCAAATGGATATAACATTTGGTGATGAGATGATGTGATATTATATCTTAATCTATTATTTAAAATCATAGAATGATCTTTACAATGACCTTCAACATGTTGAATTAATCTTCCACCACTTAATACAGTAATCAACTGAGATCCTCTACATACAGAAAATATAAAAGAATTACCTCTAAATTTATTAAAAGTATCTATTTCTTTTTTATCTCTATTATCATTAAAATTAGTATATTTACCAACTCTTTCATTATAATATACAGGATTAACATCTTCTCCACCTGTAAATAATACCAAATCAATATCTTTTGGATCTTTTACATCTACTGTTTTATGAACAATAACTTCATATTTTTGATTTAAATACGAAACATATTCTAAAGACGAAGCATCATCTGCAATTACAATATTTAAAACTTCTTTTACTACTGGTTCTTTAACAATATTATTTAAATAGTTGTAAATTGTTTCAACTTTTTCTTCTATTGTTTTACCAGGTGTTTCAGAATATAATTGAGTTGTTATACAAGTATTTAAAAATACTTTAATTGTACTTTTTGAAGTAGTTTCATCTAAAGTATATTGTTTTATTTTTTCTATTAATTTTGGATTCATTTGTTATTATGTTTATCTATTAATAATTTTGGTAAAATTTCTATATATTTTTTACCTGTAATATCACCAAATGACGGTGCACTACACGACTCAAATATAATCCATTCAGGATTTTCTCTTTCAACCCCATCTTTAGCACCTTGGACACCTACGTCAAAAGCACAAATATCTAAACCTAAAGCATCTTTTGCTTTAATACAATCTGCAACAATATCATCCCAATTCTTAGGTTTTTTAAATGATGGATTTTCTTCTAATACCCAATTGCAAACATCGTCGTGTTTTTGCCAAGTATCTTCAGGAGCATCACTTTTAACTAATTTTCTGCAAGTATAGAAACAACCAAATTTAGTTATATGTAATCTATATTCTCTAGTCATTTTAACAAACTGTTCAAATATATAATTACTAAGGTTTTTACCTGGTAACCAAGCTCCTAATTCTTCTTTAGTATTAAATTTAGTATTACCAACACCTCTTGAACCAAAATGAGATTTAGCAACAATAGGGTAAGTTAAATGTTCTCTACCAAAATCTCCCCAACCTTCTGCATTAGTATTATCATCTTTTCCAGGAAACTGTTTTCTAAAATTTAAACCATTTCCATTTTGATTATAAATATACCATTCTGCAGTTTTAACTCCCGCTTCAGTAAATTTCTGTTTCATTAATAGTTTAGAAGCAGAATTTTTAACAGCTTCAACGGTATTGATTTCCAATCTACCATCTGATTCTGTTGACGATCCAAGTCTTATTACAGATCTAAATGGTAATAATGGTAATGTTTGATTCTTAGCTCTTAAAATAGAGTGTGATGGATGACGTGATAATATCAGAGGTCTAAATAATTTATATTTTTTTAATTTATTCATCATTTAAAGTTAATAAGTGTTTTATTAAAAATACTGTAGCGGGATCTGAAGTATCCTCTACGTGATGTTGTGTCATATGACAAGGATAAAATGGATATGTAGTTGCAAATTCAATTTCATCATCTGTAGTATGTCTAGCAAGAATAGTTACAATTTCAGGTTTAGTTTCTTCATTCACAGTTTGATGATGACGACTATTAATTTTATATTCACCAGCTTTATGTTGAGTAACTTCTGTAAATCCAGGAACAATATGTTGATTTTCAAAATTAATTCCGTGCATTAATTTTCCACCATCGTGTGATGGATTAGTTTCGTGATACATATGTTGATTAAGTTTGCCACCTAATGTAACATACATTGATTGCATACCTCTACAAGTAGCAAATATTGGAATATTAGCTTCCATATATTTAGGTAATAGAAATCTATCAAATCTCTCTTTTTGCATACAAGGAGTACCTACATATACGTGAGTATCCTCTTCTGGAGATAAATATCTATAAGGATCTACATCTTGACCACCTGGCATTACTAATAAATCTACATCTCTTACGTGTTTTTCAAATGGTGAAATTAGAGAAACTTCTCCAAATCGTTGCCAAAAGAATAAATATGGTTTAGAAATTCCAAAACTGTTTTCTCCAGTGAAGTGACCCACAATTGCGATCTTTTTTATATTATTCATATTTTTTAATTATTTGTGACACTTGACCACGGTTTTTCTTTATTTTTATATTCACACCAATCACCAGATTCTACAATAGAATCTTTTGATAATTCGTTTACATATATATAAGTAAAAGCTTTACCCCAAGGAGTATTAATTTCAATTCTATCATAAAAAGTTGATTTTTCATTAGGACGATAACCTTCTAATCTATTTAAAGTTTCTAATGTTTTTTCATCAACTTCATATACCTCCATTACAATAGAAGTACTACCATTTAGTTTTAAACCTGGATAATAAGTTAATGAATGTAAAGTATATTCAGGTTCTGTTGCAAATGTTCCTTTATATACAGAACTTGATAAATAATATTCATAGTTGGACATTCCCTGCCTTAAACTCCCGTAACATGCTACGAGAAATTTTTCATTTTTTATTTTGTTCATTATTAATTTTACAATTTGTTAATAAATTTTTAATAACTTCTTCAGACCAATCTTGTTTCATTGCATTATACCACCAACATACAATTTGTACATTATCTAAGGTATAACCTTTTGAACTATCTATTCTATCTAAAGATGGAGCTAAAGCATTTGCTTTATGAATTAATTCTCGATCTAATGATAAATCTAAATTTGTTACTTCACATTTTAAAGGTAATAATTTTTGATATACAAATTCAGGAGTTATATTAAATTCCCAACTTTTCTTTTTAGCTCTATTTTTAGCACCACTATATAATCTCGTAGCTCTTCCTTTTATTGTTAAAACATATTGTTCTTTTCTTAATACCTCATTTTTATTATAATCTTTATTTTGATCTCGATGATTTTTTTGATATTTAGCATATTTTTCTAAATTATTTTTACGATGAATATCATCATAAATACGAGAACACGATTTACATTTTGAATTTACTCCAAATTTACCTCTTTTTTGTTTATAAAATTCAGATATTAATAGAGATTTTTCACAAGATGTACAAATTTTAATTTCCATAGTATTATATTTATATATTAATATACAAATATAAACTATTTATTTTAAAATTGCAAATTTTTTAGTGTTTATTTTATACTTTAAAAAATTATTCCATAAACAGCGACTAAATATGTATCTTTTTTCATAATACATTTTCTTTTTTATTACCCATTACTTTTTTATAATTTAAATATTCAATCCAATCACCACTAATTACAATATTATTTTTAACCTGTTCAATATTTGTAAAATACATTATAATTTCACCAAATGGTGACAAAACAGTTTCTTTTTTATAATCTTGTGGATATTCTTCATATGCGGAATAGTAATTATAATTTCTTTCAATTTTATCTAATGTAGTTTCATCTATTTCCCAAATTTCAAGTTTAATAGAGTTATTCCCATCTGTTTCAACAGCACAAAACATAGTATCACCATCAACATCATACATACTATAAATTGGTTCTGTAGAATAACTACCTATTAATTTACAATGTACTTTATCAAATGAAACATTTGAACAACCTTTTTCTCTATAGTCATCATATATTCCTATTAGATATTTTTTTTCCATTTTAGACTTTTTTTTAAGTTCTTTGCGTTCTTTTTTTAACTCCGCTTTTGTTTTATAACCTGGAGATCTTTTATCAATTTTTCTCATAATTTTTATTTTTAAAAAGGTATTAATGTTTCATAAAATAATATATGATTTGCAGCTTCTTTACCCATAAGTTTCACTAAGTCAGAAAAATCTTTAGCTTGATATTTATCTGGAATAAAACTATCTATTAATCCAAATTCTTTAGCAAATTTATCAGCAAATATTCTTCCCCAATTAGGATCTTTATCAAAGTCATTATCATATAATAATTCAATATCTTTAAACCTAGATTCTAATTGTTGAAATACGTGTCTTTTTGGTAATACATTTTCAGATTGCATTGCAATTGCTGGTAAATTAGCAACTTCATATAAACACATTACATCTTTTAATGATTTAGTTATAATTAAACTATTACCAGATTCTGGTAATTGTGTCCAACCTTGCCATACAGAATTATTATGATTATTAATCCATTTATAATTTTCACTAAAAGGTTGATAAATCTTATATGTTTCAATACCATCTTTCATTTCTATAAAACAATATGCATATTTGTCAGCTGGAAAACAATTATTTCCAATAAATATAAAACTAATTGGTTGTACATTAAAAAATTCTAATGTTTCTTTACCAATACCAAACTGTCTCCAGAATAACACATCGTGTGATTGCCATTCTCTAGCTTTTTTACCTAAATAATAACCTGTATATTTAGATAACATGTCATCTTTAATAATTCTAACTTTAGGTGTATTATCACCATTTTTAGGATATATTTTACAAATGTAATCATCTTGAAGATTAAAATCATTTGCAATTTTAGATAATGCTTCAAAATATGTTAAACCATCTCTTAATCTTAAAAACTGTATAAAGTCACCTTTTCCGAGCTTAAAATCATTAAAACATATTTCATTACCTTCTCCAATAAAGAATCCAAATGAAGGGTTGTTTTCCTTTCTTAGAGGTGATAATATTAGTTTACCTAATGCTACTTCATCATCTATATAATGTTGAAATATTTCTAATTCATTAAAATATTTTAGAATCTCAGATTTAGATATTAATTGTTTTTCTTTATTTAAATTAAACATTTATAATTTTTTTAAACGATTATAACATTTTAATTCACAATGAAATTGATGTTCAAAAAATGCTTTAGTTTTATCATCCCAATTAAAATTTCTAATTAACCATATATGATCACACCATTGTTTTTCACCTTTTTTATACTTATTTAAAAGTCTTTGTTTTTTAATTAATTTTTTAATACACTTTATCATAATTAATCTTCTATTAAATTATAAAATTTACCTTGAAAATAATATTCATCCATATAATTATTAGGTAAAGTTTCTATTGGTATCTTTTTACATCTTTTTTCTATTTCTTTAGCTTTAGCTACTAATTTTTCAAATATTTCTTTCATAATTTTTAAGTTTTAGTTAATATTGAGGTTGAGGTAGGATTCGAACCTACATTATACGTCTATAACCCACACGAGTTTCCAAAGTTACGATATACCCTCTACGGTTATTGCATATCTCTCGACTTCACGCTTTAATACTGAGATTAAAGGTCGTGTAATTGTGGTGCGTCTACCATCGACCGAGAAAAGCCCAGTCCATTCCGCCACTCAACCACCAGAGATTAAATCTCTAATTTATTATTACCAAATATCTGCAGAAGATTTTGGAGCTGTACCTGATTCGTCTGCTTTTGGAGCATCAGCTTCAGGACGTTCTAAAATATCTGAATTACTTGGTTTTAATCTATCAAAGCTAGCATTTTGTTTTTGAATGAAATTAAACATTCTTAAACCTAAGTATTTAGATGGTTTAGCAGTATATCCATAAGTTACAAATACATCTACTTTTTTACCATCACAATTTTCTTTAATAACTTTAAACAATGTATTCATTGCATCGATATATCCAGTTACTTCAGGATATACAAATTCTTCAGGAACTACTGCTTCTGCAATAGATTTAACACGTTGATATGTCATTTGTTGACGTTTCTCATCATCTTCTGAATTGATATAAAATCCTTGATTAATTGGCATACCACCTGATTCATCAGATACTATAACTTTATAATCTGGATAACTATCTGGTTCATCAACTTTTCTTTTTTCAACTGTTATATTAACTCCTACAGCTTTACCTGCTACACCATTATTGAAAACTGCACTTCCTGCTTCTTTTTTATTTAAATCGAACATATTCTTTCTATCTTTTATTAATTTATTGGCTTATATATATTTAAAATAAGGTTTTTAAAATACCCCCAGAACCTTGTAACTGTGCTAACCTACGATTTAGAGATTTAGTGGCACTAGGTTCATAAACCTATATGTGACTTTTCTGTCTTCGTTCCTGTGTACTTAAGGCTTATTCTAAAAATATTTTACTCCAGTCAATAGTTAATTTTCCATTTTCATCTGATTCGATAACTGTAATTTTTTGATCTTTTAAATGTTCACTTCGACTTCCACAAATAAGTGAATCAGAAGGTTGAAAATTAACAATTGTTTTATTATCTTCACGATAAACATAACCAATTGCATCGACTTGTGAACAGAGAATTGCTGCAGATTTACCTATCAGATCTAATCCTCTTTCTGTCATTTCTTTTCCTTCTTTTTCAACAAATTTATCTTTTAAGTGTCCTAAAATAATTAATGTTTCAAAACATTCTTCTAATTCTTCTAAAACAATCCATAAAGCTTTACGAGTATATTGATAACCTGCACCATTTGGAAGAGTTGTAACATCATCTCCTTGCCAATTACGACCTTGTGGAGTCTGAATGTATAATTTATTGGCTAGTAATAATACATGGTCTTCTAATGCTGTAACTGTATCTATTGCTCCATATTTGTAAACAAATTTTCCAGCAGCTTTATTTGCAGCTTTAATTTTTGAAATTACTTCTTTTAAAGCAGCAATTGGTGAAATATCATTTTGTTTTGCAATATCAAGGACATTGATTTTCATTGCGTCTACAAACTCTGAACCGTTTTCTAAATCAATTAGTAAACAATTATCTAATGCACTTAACATTTCTGTTTTTCCAACTTTAGGTTTGCTAAACAATATTAATTTTTTAGGATTCACTCTTGTAGCTTTAATTTTTGAACTTGGTAGTTCTATCATATTTAATTTATTTATTTGTTAATTATTAACAAAGATATAAATCATTTTTAGATATTTTTTATTATTTTTAGATATTTTTATTTTACATCTTCTATTTTACATTGTAAAAATGTTTGCATTATATTTCCTGTATATTTCAATAACATTTCTTTAGTTTTAGGAATTATATTTTTATATACAAAACTATGATTTCCATAATGCCAAGAATCTGATTCGCTTACATTGTTTTTAATACAGGTCATCATAAATTCAAGATAATCTAAATTTCTTGGTTTAGGTTTACATATATCTGTAAAAAATTGTTCATTATTAAAACTACCATTTTTATACCATAATATTCTAATAAAATTAAGTAGTAATAAGTTTGAATAGTGGTTTTTTAATAACTTAAATTGAATATATTTTACTTTTTTAATAGTTGTAAATTTACAAGGTGTAATTTTATTTATTAAATACACGATTCTTTTACGTTGTTTATCTGTAATTTCAGGTTCAATATATTTATCAATATAAATATAATCTTTAGTTTCATTATCTAATGTAATATAATTTCCATCTCTATTAGTAAACTTAAAATTAGATTTATTCAATCCTGCCCAACAAGCTTGATTATTGTTTTGAACTAATTTATTATTTTCTAAATGGTAAATATAACATCCGTAATCTCTCATAATTTAGTATTTAATTATAGAAAAATTCATTAACAGAATCCCCTTTATAATTTTTAAAGTCTAATGTAGATTTAATTACTGTTTTAGAAGGTTTCCAAGAATGACCTTCGTGAAAATAATCACCTACATTAATTTGAGAATAGAAATCACAAAAACGTTTTAATTTATTTCTATATTTAGATTTACCATTTTGTAATTTTTCAAAAAATACATCATGTAATGGAATAGCTGGTTTTTTATAACCTAACTCTTCCCACAATAATCTAATAGTAGCACAAACTAACATATTTTTATATCTACCACCTTGACATTTAAATTTAAAATATTCTTCTGTTATTTCAGCATTTAAATCATACATATCTGAAACATATTGAAGATAAAACATTTTATATTTTATTGTTTTTTCACAATCTAAATCATATAAAGTTATAAAATCTGCTTTATCCGTCATAGAACTATAACAATTTGCTTTATCATATCGTTTTTCAGTACCATTTAAAGTATAACTCCATTTTACAGGACTAGAAGATCCCCAACCGTAATCTTTTTTCATTTTTTATCATTTTTTAATATTTTTCATAAATTCATAAACTTCTTTAATTTTAGGATCGCTTGGTAAAGGTAATTCTTTGAAATAATTAACAGCTCCATCAAAATATAATGGACAAATAGTTCCAGCTCCTCCATCACGAGATATAATAATTTCTACAAATCTTATATTATCTTTGAATTTTTGAATATCATATCCTAAATATTCAGGTATTTCGTGTTTAAAAGGACTAAATATACCAATCATCATATTACAATCTCTTGCAATTAATTTATTGTCTCCAAGATTAGCTACAGAAGGTCTTAATGCACCTGCTTTTTTGTGTTCAATATTTTCTCCAGCGATAGCTTGTTGAATTACAACAACAGGTATATAATTAAATCTATTTCTAAGCTTAATTAAATAATCCGAAGATAAAAGTGAGATACTTTCGTGTAAAGATAATTGAGAACCATTTAATTTTTGAGGACTAATTAATCCAATATGATCAATAATAACCATTACATATTCTTCAGGATCATTAGGTTCGTATCTATCTTCAACTTTAGTTATTTCTCCTTTTATTATAATATCTCTATAATAAATAGTCCCATTAGCTACTGCGTATTTACGAACTAAATCATAAATTCCCGTTGCGTGACGTATATCATCTACAAATTCTACAATTTCTTCAATTTTATCAAAATATTTTTGATATTTAGAAATAACTTCTAAAACTTCTTGACTTAATACTTTTTTAGCGTGTGTAGATTTTAAATCTGTTGGGGCAATTCTCAAACCTTCTTTTATATAAAGTATATTTGCAAAACAAGCTAACATCTTTTCTTCTTTAGAAAGTTCTAAAGTAAAGTAAAATATTTTCAATCTTATATCAAGATTATTATCAACTATTTGTTTAATTGTATTAAATACAAATAACCAGTCTGTAAGTTGAGTTTTACCTGCTTTAGATTGTGCGGTAACTTGATAATATTTACCTTGTTCAATCCCTGGAGAACTTTCTTCAAATCTAGGTAATCCCCAGGGAATACAATTTACTTTACCACTTAAAATTCTTTCTCTTTTATTTACAATGTTTTCATATACTCTAGAAAATAGAGATTTTTTTTCTTCACTCATTAATTTATTAGTATTTTTTACTAATAATCTTTAAGTTTTTAATATTTTTAATCTCTTTTCATAATTTTTTAAGATTATTATTTATTTATTTTAATTTCTTCTTTTGTTAATCCCATTAAAGTTATAATAACATCAAATGAATAATCACCTATTCCAAAACTATCTGTATTATAATCAGATTTATTATATCTAGCACAATATTTAAGAATTTCACTTTTATGTAAATCTCTATTTAATACCCATTTTTTAGCACTATCACATAATACAAACAATAGATTATTATTTTCATCTATAATTCTTTTTAAAACTTTAGCTATAGCTTTATTGGAAACTCTAAAATAAGTCTTACTTATTAATACTAAGTCATCAAAACTTCTATTTTTACCACCTATACATTGTAATTTTGTAAGTTCTGGATTATAATAAGTATGATTTACAGTACTTTTAATACCATAACTACTATTTAATCTTAATACTTTATATAAAAAAGTATATAAATTATCTTTAGGTTCTCGAACTATATCTTTTACATATAACTTCATTAATTATCTAAATTAGATTTATAAAACCCCCATAATTTAATTTCATTACCACTATTAGGATTTGTTTCAGGTTCTGTATTAAAATCTGATATTTCATTTAAAATATTAACAGTTTCTTCATCTAAACCTTCATTATTAATATTGCAAGACATTAAATAAATTCCAGCATTAAAACCGTTATTACCACAATAGTTAATATAATTTTTAAAATGATGTTTAATTACAGCTTTTGTTAATAATTCTAAATCTTCTTGAGCTTCTACACTTGTTTGAGCAATGGTATCATAAATTTCTTCCATTTGATCTCCAATATTAGTTATGTTTTTAATTCCACAACTAAATGCATTTTCATTATTTAAACATTGTAAATGATTTGGAATTACTATTACTTCATTACTAAAATCAATATAGTTTGTTTCTAATTCATAACTAACAATACTATCAATTAAATCTTGTTCAGTTCTAATAACAACTGGTTCTGGTTCAAAAGCAATTTCTTCTTCAACCTCTTGAAATAAGTCTTTATAATATCTAGCAGTTTGATTTTTATCATTAACAATCATTACTGTTTCACCTTCATCAATAACAACTACATATTTCTTATCTAATGTAAGTTTATAATTCTTTGGATTTGTACAAATTAATTCATTCATTTTTATTTCGTTTTTACTATTTCTATTAATTTTTTAAGACATTCAAGTTCGGCTTCTTCGTAGGTTTTAAAATAAAGCACTTCACTAACTACATCATCTTTAATCATATCGTTAATATTGAAGTACCAATTATAACTTTTACTATCAATAATGAACGAATTTAAATTATACTTCTCTCTAAACCATCTAAATGCTTGTTGGTATAGTGGTGCACTACACGCATTATCTAAAAAATTACTATTCACCCAATCACTTGGTCCTTCATTCAAACCAAATTCTGTCTCTAAAAAAAATTCAGTAAAATTACTTGGTATTAGTGTTGAACGAAACCAACCGAAGCAAGGTTCATCAAATCCTAATTCTTTTAAAGCTAATGCAATCTCGTATGGTATAAATTCTTTTTCCATTATAGTTTATCTTTAATTTCATTATAATCAGCTAAACTATAACCATCTACACCTTTCTTAGTATAATGATTTTTCATACTGTATTTAGAAATCCATTCTGCAGAAGTATTTGGGACATATTTTACAACTACTTTTTGAATTTTATCACACCATACTAATATCACTGATTTATCTTCTTCAATTAATTCAAATAAGATTTTAATCATTGCTTTCATTGATGTAGCTGGAAATCTAGATTTAGTTAATTCCCATAATTCTGTAATACTACGACTAGCACCATCAATATTCTCACCTTTACCATTACATTGAATTTTTGTAAATTCAGGATCTTGATAAGATGGAATTCTTTTACCTGTTAAAAACTTTTTAATAAAGTTCTTACGAGTTTTAGTTTTAGGTACATCTTCTTCTTTAACGTAAATTATCATTTTTCAAAAGTTTTTTCTAAGATATATTCTAAAACACCATCTTTAATTTGAGTTACATAAACTACTAACCACCCTTCTTCTAATTTTTCAGATAATAAAGAATATGGTTTAGCTGAACCAGTGCACTCTGTTCTAACTATACATTGTTTTTTCATAATTTTTTAAATTTTTCTTCATAAATTTCCATTAATTTACTTCTAAGTTTATGATTATCAAGTTTACCTTTAGTCATGAATTCTAATTTATTAATTTTCATTCTATTAACTAAAGGTATCACAATATTATATTGTGTATGATAACAAGTTTTTTTAAATTCTTCAAAGCTAATCATTTTCACTTTTTGTTGATTCATTCCATAAAAATCCCATTATCATTATACCTAATACCAAACCTATTAGTATTCCTACGAATAATTGTTCCATAATTTTTTATTTAATTGATTATGACAGCTTTGTAGTCCAATCAGTATTATCAACTTCTTTTTCTTCTATAAATGCACTAAGTCTAGAATCTTCTTCTTTACCATCTTTTTTATAAATGAAATAATGAGCGGCTTGAAGATATTGATAATTATTTAATGAATTAATATAGATTCTAGCAGCTTTAAGAATATCTTCTTTAGTATAATTAGGATTTTCTCCCATCCATCGAATCATCTTCTCTTTACAAGCATTTTCTGAACCCATACTTCCAGGTTTAAGACCTTTCCACAATTTTCTATATTCTTCTATAAACTCATCAAAACCTTCGTTAATAACACGATTAGATTTTTTAATAATCTTTTTATCTTTATAATTTGAATAATTACTTTCTATTGATAAAAAATCTAATAATAATTTACTTTTTTCACGAAGAATTTGAGTTGTTCCAAATTTATCTACAATTAATTTAACAAATTGTTTTTCTTGTAAATTATGTAAAATACTCAAATCTAATTGTAAATCTGTATCAATTTCATTTAATTGTAATAATGTTATAAATTCTACAATAGAAAGATTTTGTTCTTTTAGAAAATTTAAATCTAATATAAAAGCTTCTTTCATATTATTTCTTTTTAAATTGTTCAAACCATTCTTCTAAATCGAATTCAAAATCATCTTGCCATTTAGCTATGCCTGATTTAAGTTTTAATTTCAAATCTTGTACAATATTATAAGCTTCTTCCTCACTATAACTTATTTCTTGTTGCCATTTAGCTCCTTCTAAAAAAGCTCTTTCTGTATCTGAAGCTTTTTCAAATCCTAACTGCCCTCTTTTATAGTATTCTCTTGCAGCTTCTTCAAGTGTTTCAGTCATAATCATCAATTAAATCTTCATTAATAGAAAGTAGATAATCTTCTTCAGTTTCTTCAGAAACTACACCTATACCATTACATAATGAACAAGTTTTATATTCAAAACCTTTTTGACCATTAGTTTTAGGAATCATAACTTGTGTAGAACCAACACAAGATGGGCATAATTTATTTTTCATATTTAATAATTGTTTTCATAATAATTTATTTTTTGTGATTCAATTTCCCAATTTTCTTGATTAATTTCTAAATAATCCATAATTTGAAATATAGATACTTCCATATCTAAATCTTCTTGAATTTTTTCAGAAATTAATATAGGATTAGTTATTTTATGTTCTTCCATTACAAGATCTATCGCAAAAATATATTCTAAAATTTTACTCATAATTAAGGTATATATAAATTTGTTGGATTATCTTTATGTACTTCAATTTCTGGATAAATAGCATCAAATAATTGTAAATTAAAAGGTTTTGTTATTAAATGATGACCATTTTTACTTTTAAAATTACCTAACACTTTACTTCCAATAGGTTCTATATTATTAATAAATAATTGAACATCTCTATCAAATTTTTCATCAATAATATCAATATCTAATATCCACTTTTTTTCAGAATCATTGTGACCTAAACCACAAGCTTTATCGTAAGATGCTTTAAGATGTTCGTATTCTTTATTCATTATAGTACCTGTCAAATTAAGCATCGTTTTAAATCCTACTTTTTCAAATGAACGTTTATTTAAACGAATCATTGCTCTAGCGTTAAATACTTCACAAAGTTTTTTAATTTCATCATATCTATCTAATAAATATTCTTCAGATGTAATATAATAATTTTTAATAACTCTTGAATTACTACCTATTTGGGGATTTTCTTTTTTACGTTGTAAAATTTGAAGATAATAAAAATCATCTTTTGATTCAAACTTTAAAAATGGTAAAATTAATTGTATATTATCTATCATAATTAATTATTTTTATAACTTGTATATTTAAATATAATCCCAAAACATAACCAATAAATATATAATTCATAGGTATAAAGACTTTTATAATTATTTCTATCAAATTCAATATTTGGTAAAAGTGAAATTGTTATAGTTTCATCTTTATCAAAATAACAATACGGAATACACTTAAATTCATTTTTTAATTTATTCATTTTTTTCAATTATTTTATCAATTCTATAAACTGAATTTAATGTTTCAAATGTATTTTCATCAATAATTTTAGTTACTGGTGATGTTGATATTCCACCAAGATGAGGTTTACCCCAATGAATAGGTAATAAATTAAACTTTTCACCTACTATTGGTTCTTTAGTAAAAATACCTTCGTAATATTCTTCTAAATCACCATATCCAAAACTTCCGTGAACAGGATTATCAACAGCTTTTAATTTTTTAATTCTATATTTTTCCATCAGAATAATTTTAATTGGTTTAATAAATTAATTTCATCAATAATTTTTTGTGTTTTAGATATATAATATTGATAATTTACATTATATTCTTCCCAAGATTTTTCTTCATAATTATTAAAGATTTTAACACCTTCTCCAACATTAACGTGTTGCATTGTACCAACACCGTTTTTTTGTTTAAATAAATATGGCGCATTTTTACTAAAATAATATCTATTTAATTGTTGTTGAATTTGACCATTATGATATACTGTAAAATCTTTACCTATTTTATTTGATTTACAATAATCATAAATATGAAGATTGTGTTTATCAGGATTAGATATAAATTCTTGAGGTTTAATGTTATCAATATAATACGCTTGTAAAGCTTTAGCAATTACTAATTCATCAACAGAATTACTTAATAATGGTTTTGTTACAAATAAACCTTTTTGTTTTAACTTACCAGATTTTGTTTCACAAATATAATTATTTACATTTTTATAAATAATTTTATTATAGTCTTCGTGTTCAAATTCTAAATTAAAATTAATTGCAATTTGATTTATTTCTTGTTCATATAAATCTAATTGATTTTTAGGAACTAATACTTCAATTCCGTCAGTATTAGCTGAAATAACTTGCCAATTATTAATAATACATACTTCAATAGCTTTTGTTAAAAACACTTGTCCTATTAGTCTTAAACGCATTGCACCTTCTGGAAAATATAACCAACTGTGTTGATTATCTAATAATCCAGATGTAGAATTAAGAATTAATTTTAGAAATGTATCTTTAGCTTTATCTTTAGCTTTTTTAGCAATAATGCGTTCTGTTTTAACATTTAGATATTGTTGTAATACTTCAGGAAATCTAATACAATTATAGTTAATAATAATATTAGGATACAGAGAAGCAATATCGCTTGTCTTAATTTGTATTTCATCATTAGAATAATATTGTTCATTTTCATTTACAGAATGTAATCCACCAATACCATAAGTTAATCTTATAGATGTATTATTAATATTTACCAATAATTCTTTACTAAAACTATTAGTTGAAGTACAAATATCTAACCATAATTGTTGAAATAATGGTAATTTAAATTGAGGTTCAAAACCTTTTAACAATGTACCTAATAACATTGTAGGTTTTTCAAATTTATAACCTCTAACTTCTTTAATATTTTTACCAGTAATTTTACAATAATCTTTTAATAATGCTTCAGAGGCTATTTTAGGAGCATCCCAACTCCAACAATCTAAATTATATTCTTTAACAATATTACCACGCAATTTAATATCATCTTCCATATTAGAAGTTAATAAATCTAAAATACCTAAATCGTGAGTATAATTATAATATCTCAATTTAGGTAAATCTTCTAATTTAAGAATAGTATCTGGTTTAAATGGTAATTCTTGAACTGTATGATAATCTAATTGAATTCCTAATGATTTTAAACTAATTTTTTTAGACATTCTTAACATTTTGGACCAATATAGAAATAAATCTATATCGATCCATCCTGTTTTAAGATATTTAATTTCTTTAATTTCTTCATCAAAAGAATCTCCGTGAATAATCTTATCTGAAAAATATTTTAAATCTAATGTTATATTAGACCATTCTAAATGTTTATAATTATTATAATTTTTAATTAAATATTTAATAATCATATTGTCATAATGAACACCATTAAATGTTATTAAAAATCCTTTAAAGTTTTTACACCAATTATAAATTAAATCTAAATCATTTCTTTCTTCAGATATTTCATAGAATAGTAATTCTTTAGTAACATAATCTCGTATTCCTATACAGAAGTAGTTTTTATATACTTCTATATCCATTAATTGTTTATTCATATTAATTGTATTAGTGAGTCACACTTTAATACAATATGAATATTTAATTATCTATTTCACCTTCTTTTATTTCAATAAATTCTAAATTTTGTTTTTCATCAGAATCTAAATTAAAAGATTTAATATCCTTTTTAAATTTTACAAAAGCAAAAGGATAATTGTAAAGCGTTACTAAGTATTTCATTAATAAGCTAATTTACAACTAGGTTGTTTACAAGTAGAACCAAATAGTTTCCATAATTCACCGATCTCAGGTTTAGGTAATAGATTATTAACTAAACTATAATCCATTAGCTTTTTAAAAGCATATTTTCTACCAACAACTTTATTTGGTATATCACCGTGACGAAGTTTTACTTCTCTAGTTACAATTTCTTCATTTGTTTGAATATTCTTAGCAACTGCTGTAATTGTTCCATTTTCATCGTATCTAAAAAATACTTTTGTTTGATCTGTTTTCATAATTTTTATTTATTTGTTATTAATTTATTTTATAATTTCAGCCCATTTGTTTTCAAAAAATATACTAACTCCATCTTTTCTATGAAAAATATTACCATTGTTTTCTCTAAATTCTCCAATTGAAATATCAGGAATATTAGAACTTCTCATAACAGGTATAAACTTAGTTCCAATAGGATATAATCTTTTAGCTTTTTCTAATAAAGTTTCCTCTTTAACTTTAATAATATCTTCCAAATTATAAAAACTATTTCTAGGATATAATCTAATTTTATTATTAATTAGTTCAATAGACAATATTTTATTTGGTACACCACAAGTTTTACTTAAAACTTCATCACCAACAGTAATTATTAAATCATCACTAATACGTTTAATTGAGTAAATTTTACATCTTTCATTTATATAAAATTGATGAGAATCTGTTAAAAATGGAGCTTTACAACTAATACCTCCTTCTGTTTTATATTCTAATATTTTATAATCTGTTTTAGGTTCGATATAATGTTCAATTTTATCAATACCAATCCCATTACCTAATATAGATTGTTTATTTGTAAAAGCAATTATATTGGTTTTAGCTTTATTATAATCAAAACTTTCAATTGTTTGAACTGTTCCATTTGAAGATTTAACAACATCACCAATAAAAAATTGATTACCTTCATTATTCTCAACTTTAGTAATAGTTTCAATTGTTTCAATTACTTTAAATTGTGGTAATGGTTCGATAATTTCTTTATCAATTTTATTACCAAATTCAATAGTAGTTTCATCTTTTAAAACATATTTTTTGAATTGTTCAATAGTTATTTCTATGTAATTGTTATAAATTTTTCCTATTTCAAAACCTCTATGAGAATTAATACTACTATTTACAGGATAATGTATATATTCTCCATTTTTAAGTATATCTTTATAAGAACCATTATAATTATTTTGACAATTTTTTTGAAACCAATTACAAATATTTTCTTTAGAATTTTCTTTAATTTCAACACACCATCTCTCAGGTAATACAAATTCAGGTTCTTTAACAACAAATTGTGCATCATAAGCTTCTTTTGTTGATGGTTTGAATCTATCTTGATTATGTTTATAAAAAGCCCAACTATTATTATTTTCAATTCTTCCTATATTACTTACTTTATAAATTATTCCTAATTCATACTTACTTCCAATAAGTTGTTTAATACATTCAACGTATTCAGGAATAAATGATTTTATAGCTTCTTCAAATGTTATAAATTTATCTAATTTAATACATTCATTTAACCAATGTTTTTCTTCAGATGTTGCTAATTTTAATTCTTTTATAGTAAAATTACCATTATTATAATTTAAATTATTTTTATTTCCACCAATATGTATTCCACATACTTTATTAAAACTATTTAAAGTTTCATATTTTACAATATTACCATTTGTATGAGTATAAATCTCACCTTCTTTTAATTCTTCTTTTTTAATATATTCCATAATTTTTATTAATTAGTTATTATTTGTTATTTTATTATTCATAATATAATTGTTATTTAAAATAAATTGAGCTACTAATACATATCTGATTTCGCAGTTACATAGTTTCACTCAATTTATCAACTAATTAAACAACTACGATTATGAAACATAGTTTGTACTCCCAGAGATAATCGAAATCTCGTTCTTTGGTCGAAAACCAAATGTCCTAACCACTAGACGATGGGAGCAACTTAATTAGTTACAACCATTTAGGTGGTTCTTCAGGTAACGAAGGTATAATATTTACTAAATATATCACCCAATATATTAATGATGGTATAATAAATATACTCATTAATAAATTTGTTTTAACTTCATTCCAGCCATAATAAGTATGATTAACAACCTTTACAATATATCTGTTAATATAATAACAGATAATCATAATTGCTAATAATATTAATATTGTAATAAATGTTTCCATAATTCTTTATTTTTAGTTATTTGTTTATATTCTTCAAATGTAATAATTTCTTCATCTAATAATTCTAATAAATCATTTTCAAAATTAGTTTTCTTAATGTAATTTCTTTCAAAAAATTCTTTACATTCTTTTACTATTTTATCTATATCCATAATTATTGCATATTAAAACCACTTTTATAATTCCATTTATATAAAAATGTTTTGTTAACATTTTTAGGATAATATTCACCAGTTATTAACCATTTGATAGGTCTGTATATTACTAATACGAACACAATTGTAGGTATTAGTAATATTACAGATAATCTCCATAGAAACTTAATCATTTTCTAATTCTTCTAAAGTTCCTGTTATGTTAACAATGATATTATCGTCATTAATTATAACTTCAGAAGCTTTTGTTGTTTCTTTTGAAAAAGTATTTTTTAAATCTTCAAATACTTCATCGTGGGTAATATTAATTATTACTGTTTTCATAATTATTAGTTTAAATTAGTTAACATTTTCATACCAATATGTTGCGGTTGTTGTACAACTACAGTTGGTTTAATTTCTTTCTTATTACAAATATATTTAACATATATCATTTGTAAATAATCTTTGTAAGGTTTTGATAAATTCTTTAGTTTGTTAATTCTATTAAATTCATCTTGATGTACTTGTAACATCTTTGGCTGTTCATTATTGATACTTTGTATCATTTTAAATGAACTTGGAATATTATATCCTAATGCTGTTGTTGTCATAATTTGTTAGTTTTGTTAGTTTTAATTTAATTAAATCACCTAAGTAAGTGGCGTTAATTATTTATTTATTGTATTAAAATTGTAGTATTTAATATTTTCATCCGCAGATTACTAAGAGTAAATAATTTTAATATTCTAAATAAGAATTAACTCTTACAAATTTTGTTATTATAATATTATAAGTGATGACCTCATTGTTTATAAATAAACGTGTAGGGATTAACTGTTTAATTATAATAACTCATTCCTAGCCATTTTAAGGATTAGGTGATTTAATTTAATAGATTTATTATTGTAAAATTACATTAGTTATATTAAATCTACTTCTTTTATTGTTAACAATAGCATCAACAAATTGTTTTTGAAAAGCTCTTAAAGAATGTTTAAAACCTAATGAATTAGATTTTTGAAAATCTTTATAATCTCTTTTAGCTACTTTTTTTGCATTTTTAGTGAAATGAATTTCTTTTTCAATTACAACTGAATCATTTGTTTCAGAATCAATAGTGTATTTGACAGCTCTTTTATCCCAAGCGGTGTCTGAAAATAATTTATGCATTTCTGCTTCTGTTCTAAGACGACCTTTTTCATTAACAAAAGCTTGTTTGTTAATAGGTTGTACAATTTTTGTACCATTTTCTAATGTGTAAGTTACTGTTGTAAATTTTTCTGTGTTCATAATTTTAATATTTAGTTGTTTAATTTATTTATTGTTTAACTTTAATAAGTCTACTTTTTTTGTCAAAAATTATATTTTTTTCATTTATAATTTTAACTTCTGTAATTAATATTTTACAAGGCTCGTCTAAATACCAAATGTATTCAGGGTCTGTTTCTGAAATCATACCAATTTCACAATATTGTGGTTTAATTCCTGGTGGTTGAAAATATACTGTATTCATAATATTTAATTGTTTAATTTTATAAAATAACATTATAGGTTGTCAATCTATATTTCCCCAATAAATAGGTTATTTTTACTTATGATTACTGCCTATTTATGTTACATCTACTGATAAGGGTGCTAGACATTTGCACTAAATGTTATTTATTCACAGTTTACACGGACTGTATTGTGGAGTCGGGGAGATTCGAACTCCCGTGTTTGCTACATTCATTATATAATTTTATACAGCTTATTGTAGAATTTAATCTTTAATGTCCCTTAAAAACTACTAAATGTGGACGTTTAATATGTAATATTTATCTCTACACTGTAGGAATATTACACTTCATAATATTTTTATACTCTTTTTGTGAGTTTTGATTTGGGATTAGCGCACAACGCGAATTCTAATTTACCAAATCGTTTTAAACTATGCTGCTAATTCAAATTCAGTTATATCAGAATTGATTAGAGAAAAAACTTTAGCCATATTGGCTTTTTGTTGATTTTTGCCGTTTAAAAATATTCACCTTAGTTTACAGTTATCTCTCTGGCTGAATTATATAATTAGTAATAACAAGTCAATTCCATTCGACCCCTTATTTATTTTATTATAAAAACCACTAGAACTAATTATTAATTCCAGTGGTTTATTGTTGCAACAAACTAAGACTTATTATATGTTGCACTTCTTCAAAGACTTCTGTCTATGTCAGTGTTTATTTTACTATATAAATATAATTAGTAATATTGTACCACTAATTATAAATGCAGATAATACTGTTAATCCAAAGATAATATTTGGATGTTTTGAATGTTCTTGTGAAAGAATAAATCTCTCTATTTTATTTCTGTTCATAATATTGTTAAGTTATTAAGTATTTTATACAAGATAAAATTATTAATATTATTGTTATTATGAATAATGTATTATACCAATCTTTTCTTATAAAAAATGGTATTAGATAATATAGTTTTTTCATAATATTGTTATTTAGTTAATTAAAAAATCACTTGTCCATATCTAGTGGAATGTACTCATCGTGACCTTATCAGTTGAACAATACATCTTTACATATTAAACACAACTGCTAGTACAGTTTATAACAAAAGATAGCTCCGAATTACAAGACCCTTGCACAGGTGGGAATAAGCTACTTCAACATTTGTCATTGTTTATCTTCAAGCAAGTGATTTATATTATTAAAAATAGGGTGCCCTCATCTAGAATACTGCTTTATAAGAGATTAATCATCCTCATCTCTACCCTATTTATATTTTAAAAACTCCCACAAGGTTGCACCTTGACAGACTATTTTAGAATTCCTTCGGAGCAATGCTCTATGAATACTTCAATTATCCCTATAACACCTGCAATTGGATGAGAGTTTATATTATTTCTTAATACCTTCTGAAATACAAAATATTAAATTAGCAAATGTTGCTAATAATAATCCATCATATATAACTGGTAATTCTACATCACTTGTACCCCATATCATCATAGATATGAATAATATAATTGATGTAATAAACCAAATTTCCCATTCAGTTTGTTGTGGTTCATTTGAATATGTTGACATAATGTTAAGTTTTAGTTATTGAAATGTCCACATTGGTTGTCGTTTACCATATAATTTAAATGATACATATGTAATAAATTTGTCTAAGGTTTTCATAATTTTGTTATTTAGATTTAGTTCGTTTATATGCGTTTTGTAACGCAACTTTATTTGTTACTCTTAAACTATTTATATTTGTTGTTAAAATACGTTTAGTTCTTGGTGTTTGTAATGTAGCAATATTATTATTAATAGATATTAATACCCAAACTAATTTATTACTTGTTGCCCAATTACAATGATATTTATCACCAATAATATACTTTTTAGGTATTTTATCTACTTCAAGTATGTCAGGTATATTAGATTCTGTTTCCCAATTTTCAGGAAAGTTGTTCCAACTCATAATAATTTGTATAATTTAGTTAATAATTAGTTTAAATTTGTAATAAATTGTGTGTGAATATATGTGAAACAACTCAATTGAATTGGTTATAAATGTAGTGTAAAAGCTATAGAATCTATAACTGAATGTATTTATGGATAGTGTGAGATGTGATGATATGATGGGTGAATGAATAACCTAGAACTCAACAACCCCAACAAATCCGCCACTTCACAAATGTTTTAAATAGTCACCAATTAAAATTTTAGTAATAATAAGTAAGGACTTTTTAAAATACCCTCCTACATATTATTAACTAAAATTTAATTGATAACATTTAACACTATTATAACTTATTATATGATTTACTTTATTGCGGATTCAACAACACAATGTTTCAAAGGTTCTGTAGTACTATCTAAAACTACACACATAATAAGTTATTATAGAGTTAAAAAAATATAAGGACTCCGAAGAGTCCCTATAGATTATGCTTCAGCTTCAACAGCTACAGCAACTTCATCAAACATAGACCCAAATGCGTCTGTATCGATATTGTTACCAGCAGGTAAGTGTGATGTTCTAATCCACATTCTACCTTCATCATCACGAGATAATGTAGATAGTAATGTAGAACCTACTTTGATACCGTGTGCTAATGATTTAGCAAATATCTGAGTAGTAACAGCCTTAGCTGGTTGACCATTAGGATATGTGAAGTTCACATTACCTAGTACATACTTAGTACCATTACTGTTAGTCATCTCTTTATCAGAGATTGATACTAATTCAGCAGGGAAATTGAAGTCAGTTTTCCCAGTAGTTTCGTTAAGAACGGCTTTGAATTTTGTGCTCATCGTATAATATGTATTATGAATTGCAGTCGAGTCACGACATTTACAATTCTGGTTAGACAAAAGAAGTACGGAGTACCTCCCAAAATTTGAGAAGAGTGGGGGTGATGTTTTAGGTTAGTTCACACTCACGACAAATAAAACTTTTTTAAAAAAATTTTCCAAAAAATTTGGAATTGTTAAATATATTTCGTATATTGCAACAAATAATAAATTTATGAGAAAAACAACTATTGAAATACCAATTTATCAATGTAAATTAACTATAATTTTAGATAAAGATTTATCATATATAACTAAAGAGTATAAAACTATTGATTTATCTGACTATGGTGCAGTAACTATGAGAGTTCCTAATAAACACAGCGAATATATTATAGCATTTGAATATAGTGAAGGATCTATCATCGCACATGAAGTAACACATTTAGTTAATTACGTATTTAAAGATAAAGGTGTTGAATTAGATTTGGATAATGATGAACCGCAAGCTTATTTAACAGGTTGGTTATTTAAAGAAATAGATAACTTCTTAAATAATGATATAAACGCTATAGGTGAGTAACAATTTATGTAAAATAAATCACTTTTTATTAGGTTTTTAAATAAAAAAGAGTTATCTTTGTAGTATTAAAATAAAATAGCAACTAGTTTAGGATACAGTTGCCTTCATTAAAGTGGACACGGCACTAACGTTTAGTTTGAAGGGGATGGGTTTTGCGAGGTATGACAACTTCTGTAACACTGGCTAGCCAAGGGTAACACATTTCTCAGGAAATCGTGGAAACCTCGCTACGCTTATTAGTAACTTATTTAAAATAAACTTATAATCAATATTATAGTTATAGGAAACTTATATTTAATGCTCATATATTCTAGAAAGATAAGTTAGTCGCCCAAAGTGTAAGTAATAAGAACTAACCTAGAGTTAAATATAATCTGCAGTAAGACCTTTCATAACCGTGTTAGGTCTTTTTTTTGCACTAATTTGAACTATTTTACACTTTTTTGAAAAATAATTGTAAATAAATTTGGAATTGTCATTTATATTTCGTACCTTTGTATTATAATTAAGATAGATGAAAAATATACATATAAACAACGATGATAATTATGCAACTCCACCAGAATTGTATAATGAATTAAATAAGGAATTTAATTTTGATTTTGACCCTTGTCCTTATAACGAAGATGAAATTATAAATGATGGATTGAAAATAGATTGGGGTAAATCAAATTTTGTAAATCCTCCTTATAGTCAAAAGTTAAAAGAACAATTTATTATTAAAGGAATAGAAGAAATGAAGAAAGGTAATACTTCTGTATTTCTAATACCAGTTTCAACATCAACTAAATTATTTCATGAATATATTAAACCAAATGCTTCTGAAATTAGATTCCTTAAAGGAAGAGTTAAATTTGGTAAAATAAATAATAATGGAGAGTTTTATTATCCTTTAAATAAAAATGGTAAAGTTCAAAGTGGTACAAAAGATAGTATGATTATAATATTTAAATAATAAAATATGACAGGTTTTAAACAGAATAAATTAGAACAATGTTGTGATTTCGATATGGAAGTTATTTATAATAACCAACAACCTATTGGGTTTGAAGATTGGTCTAAAACTATAACTAGAGATAAATGCAGAGTTACATTACCAGATGATACTTCAGTAGATATTAGAATGTATATAGATTTAAATGGAGTGTTTAATAATTATGATTTTACTAATTTTTTAGTAAATAGATATAAAGAATTATAATGGAAGAAAATAATACACAATATTTTTGTGATGAATGGAATAATATGAAACCTTCAGACTTTGTTGAAAAATATCATAAAGTTTTAAATAATGAAGGTATTCCTCAAAATATAGTTTTGAGAGAAAAAGATAAAGAATTTATAAACAAATATTATAAAAATAAAGATGCTAATAAACATACAAAATAAATATAACGAAATAGAACAACATATTATAGCTAATCAAAAAGATATTTTTAATATGTATAATTACTATACTAAGAAATGGAGAGGTAATCGTCTTAATGATGTGAATGTGGGATTATTTTTAGGAGATAGTAATATACCTACAGTACAAGTATTTGTTCGCAATAAAACTGGTTACATAAAATCACATATATTATTTAATAGAACTGGAGATACAATTATAGATACTAAAATTTTAAACACAACATTCTAATGATTGATATAGGAAACGATAATTTAGATAATGAATTAAATATTCAAAAGAACAGTAAATTAAATGGACATATTAAATCTGTTATATTTAAAAATGGAGAACTTATAGATTTAAGAACTAAAGAAGAAATTAAATATGAAAAAAAAATATTTATGAATAGTGGAAACAATCCTAAAGAATTAGAATATTGGAGAAAAATATTTCCAAAAAAAACTGATAATGAATTGAAAGAATATATAGATAAATGGGGTAAAGAAAATCCTAAATATTTAAAATTTAATAGACTATAAAATGCACACATTTACAAAGAACGGAAATAGAAAAGCAAATGTTTTAGATAAACTTAAAACTAAGAAACAAGTTAAAACATTTTATACTAAGTTAAGACAAATTAATGAATTATCTGATTATCTTAAAACATTAGAAGAACCCGTTACAGAAGATAACATTGACTCTATTGTACCAGAATTAATTGGTAGAGATTTAGATTCAATGGAGAAAAGTTTAATACTAGCAAGATTAGAAAATGGAAAAGAATAGAAAAATATTAGTTTCAGATGAAGTTGCTAACTTTATTAAAAGTTATAATGCTGACTTTATTGTTAGTGATAAAACTGGAAAAAGAACTGGATTGTATTGGAATGAATGTAAATATATATCTACAGAAGATAATAATATATTTGAAGTAATTTTTCCAAATAATATACATTCTGAATTACTATTTAATAGATTAGATAATGAGTAAAGAAATAACACTATCTAATATTTATAACTTTATAGAAGGTAATACTAGATTATTTACAAAGAGCATTCAACCAGATCATATAAAGCAACAAATAGCATATAGAATGTTAAAGTGTAAAGACGATTGCGCTAAAAAAGGTGAATGTATTAAATGTGGTTGTGATTATCCTGGAAGAGTTTATACAACAGAATCTTGTAATACTGAAAGGTTTCCAGATTTTATGAGTAAAGTAGATTGGGAATTATATAAAATAGATAATAAAATTAAGTAAATGAAATATAGAAAATTACCAGTAGAAATAGAAGCTTTTCAATATGGTTATGATAATAGACCAGATTGGTTTTGTGATAAAGTATCCACTAATGAAATTATAACTTTTTGGCAAGATGATTGGAAAGAACATCAAGATACATATTGTTTAATTAATACATTAGAAGGTCAAATGCGTGGAGAAAAAGGTGATTATATTATACAAGGTATTCAAGGAGAAATATATCCTTGTAAACCAGATATATTTTTAAAAACGTATGAGCAAATTAAAACAAATGAATAAAACATACGAAATACACGAAAAAGATTTAAAAACAGCATTAGACCATTTAGATACTTTCCAAACTAAAATGGAATTATTTACAGGTAAATATCCTAGATTTACATATAAAGTTAACGTTACTAAAGAAGAAGATGGATGGTTAATACTATTAAATATTAAAACTAAAGATGAGCAAAGAAATACTCAAACAGCTCAACAAACTGTATAAGCACGTTGAGTATTATAATAAGATGGCACCGTTTCCACCATTTTGTACAGAGTGGCAACAAAATATAAGAGATAAAATAAATGAAATTAAGATGGAAAAGAAAGATTATGATAAAGAACCAGTCTTTGCTTGTAAACATTGTGGTACATTAGTTGTACCTAATCAATATGAAGTAGATGATGATGGTAATGAAATATGTCAAAGATGTAATAGCATTAACGATGTAAAAGAATATTCTAATATATTTGAATACAATAAAGAACAGAAGATTAAACCTATATATTAATTATGGAGAATGTTAAAGAAGCAAATATAAATGTAAAGATTAAAAATTTCTTCTTTAGATATATTGAGTTTTTAAAACCTTTTCATAAACTTCAGAAACAACATTATACAGTAGTAGCTTTATTATTATATTATCATTATCAATTTTCTAAAGAGATTACCAATAATAAAATTCTATGGAAAACAGTATTTGATTATGATACTAAAATTTTAATTACAGATGAATTAGGTATTACTACACAAGGTTTAGAAAATATATATACAAGTCTTAGAAAGAATAAAGTTATAATTGATAATGAAATATCATCTGTATATATTCCTCAAATGAATAAAAAGAATAAAACATTTACTATTAATATTAATTTTAAAATTATAGATGGGTAAATTAAGAGTAACAAATGGTAATGTATATGCAGAAGTAAGAGGAGTTTCAAATACTACATATATTGAGTTGAATGAACCTTCATATAATGAACAAGGTAATGTTGATGGTATTGATAATCAACATATAATATTTGATACACATAGTCAAGACTTTAAAGATTTTGTTAAAACTATTAATGAGATTAATGATTATGTAAATGGATAAAATTCAAGAGAAGAAAGTAAATGATATTATTCACACAATAGGTTTAAATAATAATCTTAGGGATTGTGAAGTAAAAGAAATAGTTGAATCGCAGTTTAGATTCATGTATGAGAAGATTAGAGAAATGTCATTAGATACAATGACTGCTGAAGAAATTGATAAATTAAAAACAAACTTCTTTTTTAAATACTTAGGAAAAGTATATACATCAGGAGAAATAGTAGATAAACATAAATATAGATTACAAAAAAGTAAGGAAGAAAGAGATGAAAGAGAACGTAACAGCATATGATGCTTTAGAGATTAGCAAAGAGTGGTTAGAACAACCAATGTTTAACAAGGTAGTGATTACTTTAAATACAGAAAACACATTAGATAGTTTAGATTTGTCTGATAATGCAATGAGTCAGTTTCAATATATTATTGCTAAAGGTACACATTGTCGCGATATTGAAGTAGGTGATAAAGTTAGATTGGATTTAGATAAAATGTTGAAGAAATCAATCAATCCTAATAATTCACACGAAGATATTACAACAATACAGTTAGATCCTATTGAATTTGATGGTAAGATATTTGCTATTATTGAAGATAGATTAATTAAAACAAGATTTATAAACTCTAAAGATTTACAAACAAACGAATAAATTAAAATTAAATATTAAGTATGGAAAAAGAACAAGCATTAACAATTATTGAACAAGCATTAACTATTGCTATTGGTAAAGGAAATTTTAAAGTTGAAGACTCTGCGACAGTACTTGCAGCATTTATAACTATTAAAAATACATTAATTCCTCCTGTTCAAACTGAAGAATCAACTGAAAAAAAAGGTAAAGAATCTGTTAAAAAATAATTAAATTATAACCCGACCGTAACAAGTCGGGTTTTGTTGGTATAAAATATAACGTATGAATGGATTTTTATTAAAAGATGGGATTTTAACTGTGGAAGACCAAATATGGGGTTTAGAACCCTTTAAAAAAATACTTAAACGCGATAAGAGTCGCAATAAAGATTTAGCATTAAAAGAGATGTTATTTATATATTATTATACAGATATTAAATCTGATTATCTAATTATAGATGTTAAACTTAGAAAAGAAGAAATTATAAAAGATATTAGTTTACCAGATGATTGGAAAATAGATTCAATAATGCAAGATGCAATTAACTTCTATGAAGAAAGAAGTTTAACTGTAATTGGTAAATTATATAAGAATGCTTTATTAGCTGCTAATGATATATCAGAATATTTAACTAAGACTAAAGAGCTATTAGAAGAACGTGATGATAGAAATAAACCAGTAACTACATTAACAACTATTGTAGGTGGTATTAGTAAAATTAAAGTTGTAATGCAAGATTTAAAAGCTGCAGAAAAAGAGTTGATTAAAGAGAAAATAGAAACTGAAGGTAGAATGAAAGGTCAACAACAAATGGGAATGTTTGAAAGTGGTCTAACAATAGATTAATATGGTAGAAACTTATAAAAAAATAACTATTCACGGAAGATTGAAAAATCAATTTAATAAAATTAATTGGTTTAATAACGAAACAAAATATATAGAAAATTCAGATTTTATATTTTATTTAATCGATGATGAATTTTTTGAAAAATATAAAGAAATTCAAGATTCAAACAATTTAGAATTTTTAAAAATAACTAAAATAGAAGAATTAACTTCTACATATGAAGAACAATACTAATGGAAGAAATATATTTTGATAAAGAAGGTAGAGATAAGTTAATAAATGGTGTTAATAAACTTAACAGAGCCGTATCGAGTACTATGGGTCCAAATGGTAAAAATGTCATTATACCAGATAGAAGTAGTAGTAAATACAAAGTTACTAAAGACGGTGTATCGATAGCACGGGAAATCTTTTTTAAAGACCCAATTGAAAACATTGGTGCACAATTAGCTAAACAAGCTGCTGAGAAAACTGTAGAAGATGCTGGTGATGGTACAACTACTGCAACAGTATTAACTACTGCATTTGTTAATAATCTTAAAGACTTTAATAGTATAGATATTAATAAAGCTTTTGATGAAATTATACCAAAAGTTATTGAACAATTAAAACTTAATTCAAGAGAGTTAAAACACGATGATATTAAACACGTTGCTAGCATATCTGCTAATAATGATTTACAGATTGGTGAACTTATTCAACAGGCTTATAACCATTCTGATATAGTTAAAATTGA